CTTCTCGTCCTCATCCTCAGCGCGCTCGATACGCTCGTCGTTCTCGCGGATTTTATCCGCAATAACCTCTACATCGTCCTCAATGGAGCGAGCGTCGTCAACGTCCTCAATAACGGCGTCAACCGTTGGTGTGACTTCATAACTCTCTGAAATCTCGGGAGTATAGTCAAACTCTGTCTCGGTAGGTTCCTCAACAGGCTCCTCAACAGGCTCCTCAACAGCAGCTTGCGGCTCTACAGGAGTAGCAGTTTCACTTGGCTCGGAAACCTCGTTTGGCTCATTCACAGGCTCTTGAGTTGCGGTCGCCTTTGGTGAATAGTCAATTCCAGGAACCTTTGCGACGTCTCTAAACTCACCAGTCTCGCGGTCATAATCAACCGTCTCAAACACAAAACCAGTAAGGTCAAAACTGTCCAGCTTATTGATACTGTATACAATGTGCTGAACAACTGGCGAACCAGATGGAATGTCAATGTAAATTACATTGTCGTTCACATCCGCTTCTGAGAGAGTTACAGGCTTAACTGGCAGTCGATAAATTAGATTAAACTGCAAGTCTTGTGCCCTGTCGGGCGGTGCCGTAATTCTGAGAAGGTGAAGAACTTTTGGTGCTTCATTCTCTGGCATGAAAATCCTTTCTACTTTTTGTTACATACCATTTGATGTGTAGTAAACACTAAAGATAATACCATTTACCGTCAAATTAGTAAAGTGCGGGTCATAAATTTTCTCGGTAATAATATCAACGTCGTCAATATACAGTGTTTGCAGGTCTTTTTCAGAGAGTAAGTCGTAAAGACCAGAGTTGGCAAACATGCGCTCAAGTGAATAAATTGCCTTTGCAAGTGATGAAATCTTTGGCGCTGCGTATAAGAATAATCCAGAAAACATCCTACGTGCGCAACCAGTTGAAGGCTTGCCACGTTTAATTTTTCCACCGCCACTAAGCACACGCTTAGATACATCAAGTATCCTAACAAACTCATCGTCGGTTTCAATGAACTTTGGTCGCAAATTGAGTAACATGCCAATTAGTTCAGCACCCTTTGCAGGAACGAGAGCATCGGAGTTTTCTGAGTAGATTATTTGACTACCTACGCTTGTTGATGGCTCTTGGTTATCCACTTTACGTGGAGCGCTCAGTTGAACAGGTTTACTTACTGGCTTAGTTGCCAGACTAACCTTCTTAACTTGAGAGCTATCAATAAACTGTGGCTTCGGAATATTTAGTGGCAAATCACTAAATAAGTCTTTAGAGTAGGTATCTACTGCCGCATCGATGGCTTCAATGCTTGTCATTTCTCCAAGGTTCAGTACGTTATTCAGTTCCATATCGTTTGCAATATCTGCGAAATTAACCATTTTCAGCCATCAACTCCCCCCACATGTAAAAATATGTATTTGCTTTATCACATAGTTCAAACGACAAATCATTCAAGATTGAACGGGTTTCACCGTCCAAATCTTTTGCTCGACGATACATTTCAATTACCGAAATTTGGTTTAGAATCTTAGCGACCTCACTTTTCGTTGGTGAATACAACGTCTCCGAAGCCTTCTTATACTCGATTAGAACTTGGCACAACTTCGGATATTTTCGAGCGCTAATTTGACTAATAGCCATGTCTAAACCCGTCATCCGCAATACACCTTCAATTTGTTAATTGCGCGATTGATTTCGTCAATTGCTACGCCGATTTCAACGACAAGGCGCTCACGAATGCCATGTGCGCTATCGTAATCGGATGTATCTCCAAATGAAATCGACTCAACGTTGTCAATGGCTAGTACCAAGGTTGAGACGGCAATGTTTGCGTTGTGTACAAACTCGTCAACAAACTTACGCATAAGCTCCATATCAAGAATTGCATCGAGGTTTGCTTTGCGTACATTTGCAACAACTGCGTTTGATGCGTCAAGATACGTACGATACGCCTTGCTTACGTATACCCCAGCGTTAACCGCATATTCATTCTCGGTCGGTCGAGTTCTCACAATCTCTTGAGTGAATACCTGGATTGCTTCGAGGTGCTCATTAGCGAGAGCAAATACGTCAGTTCGACTAATTTCGGAAACAATTGCCATAATTTTTAGTGTGTCCAAAGTCACGACGCGACTCCAATCATTAGTTGTCTTAATCTTTAAACATAGTATATCACACGTTGGTGGGAGCGCTTGCACAGAGTCAAGCAGATTCTTGGGAACATTCGGGTTACTCTCATTCTTGACGAATTACCATCCCCAAACTAATTTACCACGGTTGCGTCTTTCCGAAGTGTATTTTAAGCCACACTCAAGGCTTGTGTCAATATATTCTTTGCGGCGTTCACGTCTCTATCGTGATGTGAACCACAATCTGGACAAGTCCATTCTCTAATCGAAAATGCGTTGACTATATCCTTATGGTAAGCGCCACAACAAGAACAAATTTTTGAACTTGCATAAAACCTGTCTACTTGCTTAAACTCTTTACCATACCAGTTACATTTGTATCGAATGAAATTTAAGAGTTGCGACCAACGAACGTCTGCGATTGAATACGCTAGACGGTGGTTCTTTTTCATTCCTTCGACGTTTAAATCTTCAAACGCTAACAAGTCATAATCTTCTACCAACTTTCGACTTAATTTATGATTAAAATCTTTCGCACAGTTAGAAGTGTGTTCATGCAACTTCGCCACTTTGTGCTTTTGTTTCTGATAGTTCCTGCACTCATTAAGGTTCAACTTGGCTCTCTCTAACTTGGTTCTCATCTTTGAGAGTTTACGCTGCTCCTTAGTAAGTTTATCTTTATTGAGGTAGTTAAACTTCGGTCTCTCAAACCTGGTTCCGTCACTGCCAATAAGTAAATCAATCAGACCTAAGTCAAAACCTACTTGTTTGCCTGTTTTAGGCAGTGATTGTACTTCGGTTTCGATACAAATGGACGCATAATATTTGTTAGTGCTAGTCTTTTCAACCGTAATGTTGAAAATCTTGTATGACCTTGGCACATCAAAGTGTTTTGTTTTAATTCTACCTAATTTTGGTAGTTTAATGTGTCTATCGTCTAAGACTTTAGCATTACAACTGTTATATGTAGTTCTATAAGATTGTTTATCCGCGCGCCTTGCTCTGAACTTAGGGAAGCCAAAATGACTTCTGTTTCTAAAGAAATTATCCAATGCACGATTAAAATCTCGTACAGATTGTTGTAATGCCTGTGAATCTACTTCTTTTAAAAACTCATATTTTTCCTTGAGTTGAACAAGATTCTTAATACGTTCATTTCGAGAAGGAAAGTGTTTTGATTGTTCGTAGGACTGCTTACAGTCTGCGAGCGTTTGATTATACACAAAACGCACACAACCGATAGTCTTGTCTATTAAAATCTTTTGTTCTTTAGTTGGATAAAGTCTCACTTTTATACTCTTTTTAACTACGGTCATTAAGTCACCCACTTTCGTTTAATCTACACAATATCCAAAGTATAGCAGAAATTCACGCAACTGGCAAATTGCGTGAATTCTGTATTTCATATCGTGTACAAAATCGATTCTAAGCGACGCAAATTTTCAATACGACTAATTACACGTCTGGATAAGCATACTCTGAGAGGTCTGCGCTCAATTTGAGCAACTCTTGGTATGGCTCATCATAATCATCGTTAACCTTGGCTAACTTATTGATGGTATCCTTAAAGCTGGTCTTTGATTTTGCCGAAATATCCTCTAGGCGCTCTTTTGAAGAAACAACATACTTGCGTAGCTCGTGAAGCTCTCTTGCCGCGTCAAGCGTAATCGCCGCAAAGTCCTGGAAGTCCTCAATTCTGAGACTCACCTCAGTTCGGTCATAGCAAAACTTCGCAAGTCTTAAAAGCTCGGAAATGATGTTCTGTTCAAGGTCATAGCACCTAAGTACAACCTCTTTGCGCCAGTTATATGGTTTCTCCTCGTTATCAAACCGTGTATTCATGGCAAGCTCGATAATCGGAGCCGTCATATCTGCAAGGTTGTCGCTGATATCGCAAAGTTGCTCATATACACGCTTGTTGCTGAATTGTGTTTGTTTACTCATCGTTCGCCCCTCCAAGAGTACGTATTGCTTTGTAAGCTGCAAACGCCGCAAACGCGAGCTTCTCACCATACGACTCTAGCAAAGTTGTAGATTCTTTTGAATCTTCAATCTGTTTGTCGTTCAAATATTCAGCTTTGTGGATTAGTTCATGTGCCCGCTTTACAACCTTTAGTGCGTTTTCAACAGCATCGGCTCCGCAAGGGTCATATATCGGTCGGCTAATGTAAGCCATCATTTCTTCCGATACCTCAGAAAGTTTTTTGCATACTGAATTAAAATCAGCTTCAATACTTGGCTCGATTTGCAATTTATGAATAACCGCATAATTACGTGCGTCCAATAGTTTATTTATAACCTTATCGACAGAATCAATCAGTAGTGCGTTTGCGAGGTAGTTCAAACCAGACATTAGTATTCCTCCATCAATCGGGTATTTAGAATATTGGCAGCTTCGTTAGTAATATCTATCGCATCATTGAGTTTTTCCCTGTACATTGCAAACCCATCCGTCAAGCCTAGCGGTAAGCGGCGGTCTAAATCTTCAATACTTTGAAGTTGATATCCCAAGCAAGAAAGCGAGTTTTTAACCGAAGCAAGCGCAGTACGAACATACATGTGCATATCGTCGTCGTAGTCGTTTAGGTTAATATGAGCCAATATTTTTTCAGACGCGTCAGCAAGGTCACTCAATGTGCGGCGCATAAACACATCCTGTGTGTAATCAATTGGTATACTGTGATGGAGAGCATATTCATACAGTTCAAATTGAGCATCGTAGACACGCTTTAATGCTGCCAGAGTCCTCATGTTTATCTTGTGATTGATTGTCGGCATTATCCATCACCCTTTGTTGTAGTCCGCCAGATACATAATCTCCGAATCGAGCCAGTCAATGCAGCTTCCAAGAGTCGTAACCGCGTAGGAATTTTCTTGTAGGTCTGCTTTAACTGTTCGTTCAGCCGAGGATAACAATACACTAATATCGCTCAAATCGTCAATAGTTTTCTCAAGATTTGTTTTTAATTTCAAAGAATTTTGATTTAGACGTTTGATTATAGACAGCAATCGTAAACTCGCCGTGTCAATTTTCTCACAGCTATCGAAGCATCCTGGCTTCTCGTCATAGTATGACAAAACATTGCTGGACAAGCTAATCAACGTTCTTGTAAGCGCACCTAGCTGCTTTGATAATAGCTTCGTGTCATATGTCACATCCACATTACTCACCGTTTCTAACAGCGTTAATGCCGTCGCGTGTCTTTGCAAAACCATCGTTCATAACCAGAATAAACTCGCGAATGTCTCTAATTGCATTAGCAATTGAACTAAGGTCGTATTGCTGAGCGTAAGGCTTTAGCATGTTAAGTCCGTCCAAGAATACACCATCTAAATCTTGCCCGAGTTCAATACAAATATCGGTCAGTGCAACAATCTTGTTAAAGTCTGAATCGTTTGGATTCTCTAGTACCGCATGGGCAGTTCGGACAAAACACTTAATATTTGACGCAAGTGGATATGCAACCTCGGCATACTCGTCGAAGAAGTCTGCAAGCTCCATAGTAACTGGGCACTCGTCATCGTGCATTGCGTCACCAACGACTTGAGCAAAATCTTTGTCAAGAGCTTGCCACGTCTCAAGCATAAGGTCATAGGCGTCAGTATGGCTTTGGTTGATAATACGTTTAATAGTTCTAGTTCTCATACAAAACTCCAATCTAAAACACTAACAGAATCGTTCTTTGCGGACACTTTCAATATCCGCGTACAGACCATGAATAACTTTAGGAATGTTAACAAATGTTTCCTCAATGGGATTATGAAACATATCGTCACATGGAACGGAATACATATCTGGTAAGATTCCCAACTTTATGTAGTACAAATTCTTCCTCATAAGTTGACCAGGCGAACATACGCATAGCAACTTTTTGCAGTTCAATTTGATAAACAACTCATATGCTGATTCACACTCGTCCTCAGAACAATACACGTTTTGTAAATTACGTGGAAGGTCTTTAATGCCAAGAATATCATCTTGCGGCAGTTCATGTTCTAATAGATACTCAACGCCAGCGTCACTTAAAGACACATCATCTTTAATACCTTCATATTTGTGCCTACTGCCAGGAACGTAAATTTTTGTTTGCTGCCCGTTATCAATCAAATCATTGTATAACTTGATTGCAAGATTCAGTCGAGCAGAAAACTCCTCATTTGGCGCAACACCATTTATTAGCGGGTGCTGAGCGGCAACCTCAATAAGTGTCAATTTGCGTGTTGGATTTGCCAAATATGACTTGGTGTTTTCCAGTGCATAAGCGTAGTAATCATCCCACAAAGCGTGAACGTCACGCTCGTCCATATAAACTCCAATCTAAAAGGAAAAACGACTTCATGTACATATTATACATGAAGTCGTAATTTTTTTTCAGTCAAGTATTAACTTTTGTTAGTGCTTAGCAGAGTCCCTTGAGAACCTTGTAGTTACCGTAAACTGCTTCATCAACGTTAAGGTAATTTGGATTGTGGAAGCTCTCTGGTAGGTAATTCATAACGGCATCGTCGAACCCAGCAAATAAAGGCTCGGCGATATAACTGTCAATCAGTTCCTTTACACCATCAACATGACCGTTCCTTCTCGCTTCGATAAGAATTGCAGTGTGTCTGCGGATGACGTCGGCGCGCTCTCTAAAATCTACAGCGGCTCGCATAATATCCTGTTTGTCAAAAGTACCATCACCACTTGCGCTTGCAATTTTCTCAAGAGCGTCGCATGCCTTGTCAACGTAACAAAGTTTCGAAGTTTCGACATCTGTTGAAACAATTTCAAACATTTCAATTCGATTTTGTTCGCGGCAATCGTCCAAATATTCTTTGCGTTGCTTGTGAGCAAATGTCTTGAACACGAAGCCATAAATAGCAACTGCAAATGCGAACGTTGCGATAACGAGCATAATGATAGCTCCCCACGCAATTACGCTTGCCAATACGTCGTTATATGGCAACACCAAATAACTCAATAAAGAGCTAATAGCAAACGCCATAAAACTTGCAAAAGAAATCTTAAAATAATCTTCCATACCTAATTTACACCTTTCTTAGTGTTTTCTTCTACCTGCTCTTGTGCCCAATGCAGGTAATCCTCAGCCTTACGTAAATCGTTAAGACCGTTTTTACGTTTATAACGGAACAAATATCTTAGGCATTGACCGACGCAAAACGCTTCAAATCCTTCATCCCCTAACGCCGCATGAATCGCGTCAATACATTCAATGCCGTTGGCACCTTTATACCTATCTGGCGTTGAACTTGCCAGAGAGTTAATATCCGACGGGTCGGTTTCGTTAAACTCAAGCTCAGACATTACTCAATCACCTCAAAGTCAATCTGGTTATCAACAAGCAGCTTCTCAAACTTCTCAAGGTCATCGTTTGCAATGGAATACTTGCGAATGGTGCGTGATGCCAGTCGAGCGGCTTTAAGCTCCTGCTCAGCCTTACGTGCAGCTGCGAGAGCTTCTTGCTGTTCACGAGCAAGCATTTCATCGTTGTAAGCAGCGACCGTACTCATTACATCCCAGTTGTTAATAGAGAGTGACTGCGCAAGCTCTCGCTTAGACCAGTTAGGTGTAATGTTCATATCGCACGCTCGTCCAAAGTTCTCAACGTTAGTGTTGAGCGCAGATAGTGCGTTCTTTTCGGTCGTAGTGCGATTGAGCATCTTCGACTCAATAAAGTCGTTTGCTGATAAACCATCAAGGTAATCATATAGAACAGCAGACTGTTCGAATGCATCAACTAGAACATTTGTTCGGTTTTCCTTGAACTGAGTATCGGAGAGCTTCTTACGCTCATCGGCAAGGGCAATAATGTCCTCAGCACTCATATTAAGTTCAGCCATCTGTGCGTCAAACTCAGCGAACTGCTCAGCCTTGAACACCTTTGCAGCGTCCTTAATCGCCTTTTGGCGTTTCCTTACCGCTGCGAGGAATTTTGAGTTTGTCTTTCGCTCCTCGTCGGTTCCATCATACTCATACGCAGAAAGTGCGTTATAGACCTCTTTATTCTCCGCGATGACCGAATCAAAACCCTCAACACGAGGTAATAAGGTTTTCTTATCAACTACGAAGCTAACTCCAGCTGGCTTATCTGCAAGAACTGTAAGTGAATTGAGTGTGTCGTTAGCCATTGACAATCTCCTCAAAGGTGTAAAGAACCCTCGTAATTGGTCGGTAGGTAATCTCTGGATTTACATCATCGGTAAAGTCGGTAACGATACCAATACAGTTATAGCGACCATATGGTACGAGTACCATATCTCCGATTTCGGCGCGGTTATTGATATATGTCGCATGAGATAGTCGCAATGGCTTGACGTTCCAAAGCTGCTTGATTTGAGCGCATACTGCTTCAAATGCGTCGCCGCCCTTTGCTAGACCGTTACGAACGTGGGTAAGTACATTCTCTGGGTTTTCCTCCACCTGTTGAATCATCACTACTGCGTACTTCATAGCACTCCTTTCAACTAAATTATTTGTGCTTATAAAGAAAAGACTACCACGAATAAACGTGGTAGTCAATACGATTCATAGAATGTTTACAACTAATTACAGTGCAACTGGCAGGTTTGCGACGAAATACCAAATAACGCCAATGAAGGTAATAAGTGTTACTGCTGGCAGAACGAAATTGTAAGTGTTTGTATAAACATCAGACACGCCCTCGTAACCCTTAGTATCAATTACGTTCTCGAGCATGCCGCTAAAGATGCCGTTAGCCATAAAAGATGCAAACTTTGCAATAAGCAGCGCTGCGAAGAAACCCCAGAACACGTTTACAATCGTGTGGATTTGCATTGCCCATGGAGTAGCAGCGTTTTGCTGCGCAGCTCCAAGAACAACGGTGAGGAAAAATGCTCCTGGCAGACCGATGATTACGAAGATTGCGGTAAAGACTACAAACACAAATCCGTAGAATCGGAGGAAGCTCATACGGCTGCCGTTCTCGGAGGTCAGTGCGAGCATTGCATCAATCATATTTGTTCTATCCTTTGAAGTCATCATGACTTGTCCTTTCCTTGTTAACATAAGTATAACAAACTCGAACAAGTGTTTGCAAGCATAAAATCAATGACTTCATAAAATCTTCACAATTGAGTTTACAGAAAAAAACTCCCTGGAACTATGCTAATTTGAATGGAGGTTAAGCATGGGTCTAGTTCCAGGGAGGTTTGTCGGCAGTTAAGCTAAGGTCTGCACGACTGTGCGAGCAATGAAAGCTGGTTGATGGCTTTATACAAGACGAAAGGAGGTTTAAACAACAAAATCTAGTTGCTCGCGTATGAGATTCCGCCTAGTCGGACGATGAAATCTATTTGTCAATTTACTACTAATCAGTTAGTTTATCACTAGCCAATATGGGAGTCAAGTACTTTAGGCAAACTTCTTTGCCTTTTCAAAGAAATAGTATGAACTCAGTGGTCGGCATCGCTGTAACTGCTCGTAATCAAGCTGAGCCATCTGATTCTCATAGAGGTTACGATTCTCAACCTTCCAATGCAAGCGCGTTGTTTCGTCTTCAGCGGCGTCTGCGAAAATGTCAAGCATTTTCATTGCAGTATCGTGAGACACACTTTTGCTCATTTCAGCAGCAGCGAGTGAGCGAACCAGTAACCAGAATCTATTGTAGGTCTGGCAAACAGCAGTTTTAGCAATCTCATAAGCTCCGTGAATGAGTAACTGTTCGTCAAACGTGCAAGTGTGCTCCGAAACTGAAAACTCTTTTGGCGCTTGAACCTTTTTACCCATGGTAGCGTACTTCTTAGGAACCTCGACGTTCTTCCACAGTGAGTTGTCCAAGGCGCTTAAAGATTTATCTTCAAACGTTGAATAGATTTCGTCACACTGCTCTTGACTATAAAACACTGGCAGGTTTCTGTTAGCAATCATACGGAAGTCCGAATCGTCAGTCACCTCGCAACCAATAGAGTCGTAAATCCATTTAACCGCCTGGTAGTATTGCTTCTGATTAAGCGCTCGCTTTGGAAGGAACACGAATCTAAATCTAGGCTTATCTGGATATGACATGGTTGGGTACATGAGCAACGGTGTGGAGTTAGCCTTAGCTAACTTTACTAGGTTGTTACGCATATCAAAGTAAGTACCCCAGTCATCTTCACCAAGGTCAACATCGCCCATGATAAACGCGCGTCTCGCACGAGAATCATTTAGAGCCTTACGAGGTACTTCACACTCAATGTCAAGCTGCTTTGAGAACTTTGAGATAAATGCAATGGGAGAATGGGACTTGACAAACTCAAGTCCCTTCTCGTCTACGATATGTTTAATAGCATCAACATTCTCGCGTGCAAACTCAACAGCCTTGATAAAGAACTCTCTATCGGGCATGTCAATATACGTTGCATACTTCTGTTTATATGAATCAACTACAAACAATCGTTACTCCTTCGTAAAGTTTCCTGTGGTGTAATCAATAGTATACCCTGGCTGAACGTTGTATACAATACCTACAAGGTTAATTCCAGAATTTCCATCAGAATCACACGAAACCATCTTTACAATACACGCGCGAGGAATAATCTCGTCATCAGATGCGTACACTGGCTCAACACTGTACCAAATAGAGCAATTCTCGTGCTCTGTGAGGTACTTACGCGCCATATCCTCAAAGTAAGCCATGCCGCCATAGCCAGAACCCTTAGAGTTGTTAGTTCCAACATTCTGGAAGCGCGTACCCGTTACAAGGTTCTGAGCTTCCGAGACGCTCTTATCGGTGTCGATAGTGCCATCGTTCTTGTAGACGTGCTTATAGCCACCAAGCGAATCTGCAATGAGGTGAGAGCGATTGTACATATAACCGCTGTAAGTAATACCGCCTGGAAGATTAGACGTAATCTTCTTGTTCTTGCCCCAACCACTCAGCTTAGAGTCTACGTCGCTTGCAAACTTAGCACGCCATCCGCTTGACTCTTTAACCATATCATAGGTGATATTGCCAACTGCGCGACCAGTACGACCGAACTTATCAAAACCAGTGTAGTGAATATTTCCAGCTTCAATCGAATAATCAATATCTGCTTTCATGTTGAGAACCAGATATCCATTTGGCGCGGTGTTTGCATCCCAAGGCTTGAGAGCCGCGTTTCGCAGTTCATCGGCGGAGTTAGATGATGTAGTTGAAGATTCACTATTGTTAATAGCTGGAACCTCAATGTTCAAATCATCAAAATCGCCAGTTCCTGTGAAGTCCTCTGGCTTACCAAAGTTCTTGAATAGGTCGCCGAAGAAGAAGTTTGCAGTATCTACGACGGAATCATCGAACACGCCTTCACCACGCTCAAAGTAATCGGCTGCGCTCGAATGTAGGTCAGCTGCAATATCGGTAAACGATTGAATGTTTCCTCGCTCACCAAGTACCTGGAACAAATCACCAAACTTGTTCTTAAATCCGCTTACGATTGGTGCATACGTACCGCCTGTAAGGATATTTACGATACCTGTACGTTGAGCAACAGCCATTACCTGTGCTGGCTTAAAAAAGTTAGCTGGGGTAAACAATGCTGTAGTAAGGTATGTACCACCAAGCGCTGCGACTAAATAACCAGTGACTGCTTTCATGAGCTTTGCTTTGCCAATACGCTTAATGCTGCGAATTGGGTGGCGTAACAATCTCACACCCGAGGTCATCAGCCGCGTAGTGCGGCTGAATACCCTCTTGATGATATTAAGCATGGTCTTCATAACTACTCCCTCTGTCTAATCCATTTCTTTCGGTACTCGAAGATTTGCTTCGTAATCTCGTGATACATCATTATAGCAGTATCGGTACCGATAGTTGAGGTTGATTCGAGGTCGTTAATCATGCCAATTACCATCGGTGAATTAAAGTTCATAACCTTAATCGCTCGTGCCATATCGTCATAATAGCTCTGGGCGGTCGTTACATCCTCTAACGTACCACCTGTTTGAGGAATAAGGTTATCTGCTACCTCAGCTTCACCATCGTTAAATGCGTCTCCCCACGCCGTTGTAGCCACGATATTTACGTTATCGAGCGTTGCATTTCTAGCGTCATCATCCTCGTCGTAGGTTGATTCAACACGCCGCATTACCGCATCTGTATCAACCGTGCCATCTGGCTTTAGTAGATACGTCTTAATGGAGCTACCGTCTTGTGAAACTACATATCGCGTCTTTCCGTCGATGCGTTTCTTGTCAACAATTCTATGACCAGGCGGAAGTGTCGCATTTAACTGGTCAATCTTAGATAGTTCCTTATCTGGCGGCGTCTCTGGTGGCTGAGGTGTGAACTCAATTACTTCAGCTACCTTCTTGGCGTCATCTTTCTTTGAAGATTTACGCTGTTTTGGCTGCTCAGCAGCTTTAGCCTTAGCAGGTGCCTTTGGCGCAGGAGTCTCCTTAATGACGCGTGGAGAATTATCAATCTCGCCTTTTTCGCGCATACGCTCGAGTTTCTCGCGGTAAAGTGCTGCGAAATTCTCGTCCTCTGCAACCTCATCGGCATGCTCAAAGATAATCTCTGTGTTGATGATGGTGCAGTCTTCATAGATACCATCAAGCTCGTCCATACGAATCTGCCAGTATTCCTTCTTCTCCTCGCGAGTCATATTGCGATTGATGAAGTTGGAAATTAGCAGGTAATCATATACAGAACACTCGACATCGCTATGACGAACATCATTCATGAGTGGTGCTTCGGAAATGTCAATAGATTCACCCTCGCGCACGAAACACACTGTACGCTGGGAACTTTCTTTGAGGTTCTCAAAGTTCTTACCACGCATGTCGGTGTCGGTAAACTTAGCACGGTCATAACCATAGCCATTTGCTAGGTTAATACCTGCGTTAATGCGCTTTGTTTCCTCTTTGAATCCAAGGTTCTTCATCATAGGCATAATAGCTGCCTTAAAACTTGGACGTGAGAGAGGTTTGGCATTGTTACCAATGTTGGCGTTAAACCAGTCGGTATACGCTGTATGTAAGTCCTGTAGCGGTACTGCTGCAAGACCATTTCCAAAGAATTGTGAGTCCATCAGTGCTTGCATGAACTGAATAACGGGGTTACTGTCCTGTGCAGACTCCTCAATGAGGTTAGAGTCTACCTGGTTGAATCCGTCATAGTAGGGCACACAATCAAGAATATAAGCGAGACAGTGCTCCAAGAAATCGCCATCTTTAATAGCGGCAGCTACGGATTTACTGTCTGTTTTGTTAGCTACGTAGGAGTTTTCAGCCTTGACAACGACAAAGCGCCTACGAATAGCGTTACCAGTCTCGGCAAACTTAGGCATTTCGTTTACAAGCTGGCACATAACGCCCTGTGAAGCTACCTTACGCGCTGGCTCATAAATACGACGAACCCCAATAACGTCGCCTGTAACAATTCGCTTGAATACGCTGGTATTCTTGAGGTATAGGCGAGAGTTGTTGTCTGTACCAAGAATATACTTAGCGTGTGCAATATCTGCGAGCTTGTTCTCGTCGTTCTTTTCAATATCTGAGAGCGTCAGAGTTGCAGTATTTGCTGCACCAACGATGTTTCCGAGCATAGACTCAAAGAAGGTAGACTTACCGTCGCCGCCCTCACCATAGATAATGAAGCCCGCGTCCTGTGGTGCAGAACCGATAACAGCATATTTACAAATCTGCTCAACAAGTCTTACACGGTCTTGATTGCCATGGGCGAATGACTCACAAAGGCTCTTAAACGACATAGTGCCAAATTTACGAGCATCAATGTGAGTTGCGCGATGCGGATAATAGTTGACCTCAATAGAAGACAGAGCTACAAATCGAGGGTCGAATGGCTCAAGCTCACGCGTAATGAGATTGAACACACCATTGCCGACGACAATCTTAAAGTTGGGAAGTGGAATATAAGGAATGAGTGTGTTTGGTGTATACATACCAAACATACCGTTCAGAGTTGAGATAATGTCGTTTTTGTAACTATTGTTTGCACGACCAGCGATTGCTACGAGAACAAAGTCAAGAATAGGCGCGACATCAACGTAGATGCCACGGTCGGGGTCGTAAATATAGATGTTACCAGGGGTACTGTGAATACCGTGCTGGTTCAAATTCCTAACAGTACAATACTCGTCAATATCTGGACGGCGGTTCTTACCAGCTTCGGATGGTACTTTACAGAATACGAATTGCTGTGTAAGAACCTCCATAATCTGATTAAAGTCAATCTTGTTTTGCTTACCAAATCCGTCAGACATGCGCCTACGGATAATCATAGCAATCTTGTTGGCGAGTGTGGTTAGACCATCGGCGGTCTTTTCCTCACGCGGTTTAAGTTTTTCAACCTCCCACGTCTCGTCATCAATACGCTTCATTGACTCTGGAATATAAAAGTAGTTCCAGTTATCGAATCCATCGGCGTCAATCAAACCCTCGCTTTCACGAGTTGGCTTATAGGCGGGATTGTGCTGGCGATAACACTCGTCAACCTTTTCAAGCTGTTGTTGCGTAATACGCACGCCAACATTGTGCGTGACATGGTTATAACTGATGTGCGAGTCGGGGACGCTCATAAATCTGTCCACTTTGCGCTCATCAGTCTTAATCTCAGTTGTCTCTGTGGTCATAGGCTCATACCTCCATTCTTGAATTGTCGTCTATGTTCATCGGAGACCTACTATAGCACAACTATATATAGAGATGCAAATCTGGCTGAAATTTTTAGCTGGGATTTGCCACGTACATGAAAACTCCACAAATTCTACTATATGTATAAACGTATACTTTTATGCAAAATAATGAATACTCATATAGTTTTTATACGCAAATTAGGGGTCATTTTATTTTTGACCTGTGTTCAAAAATCCATGGACAATACAACGTTTTTATGGACAAAATTACAAAATGGATTTTTCGGAGCCATTTTTTTGAACTCGGAGCCATTTTTTAAATCGAAAAAATGGCGTCGAAATGGCAAAAAATGGCTTCAAACATGCCCTCTGACCTGCGCGTACCGTTTTCGCAGGTAGATGCGTTGCAAAAAATGGCTCCATGTTTTTGTGGGTTTACCTGCGAAAACGACTCTCGGAGCCATTTTTTTGACCAAAAACGTGTAAAACTCCTCGCGATTTTACACTTGCAAAATTACGTATACTTTTCTCTCTTTTCTATTAAAAAAGTGGCTTTGAAAGAAAGAATAGCAGGTAGAGGGCTATTTTTCGAAGCCATTTTTTTTAAGCCATCTACCTGGGAAAAGGGTACGGGCAGGTCAAAGGGGGTGTTTTGTGCCATTTTCTGCCCTTTCGAAGCCATTTTTTTCGTTTTCGAAGCCATTTTTTTATTTTGCAAATGGCTTTGAAAATGGCATCGTCTCTGTATTTTTCAATATCGTTTAATACATTGAGAATTGATACAAAAATAGCGCACCATCCGTAGATGATGCGCTTGTAATTAAAAGCCAGCGAGCTTTCTAAACTTTAATGGTTGCGGGTAAACCTCTTTGCCATTCTCTAATCGAGGTGGTTGCTCAAGCTCGTAGATAATGTCTCTATCACCTTTGCCACTTTGCACCCATTCAAGATTGTAATTATCGTCAATCGGTAGCCAGCTTTTGCCAGCTACAGCTCTTGCGTCTAAATCAATTTCTGGAAGGTGACTAAAGCATACATACTTTGATGTGAGTGCTCGTATGTGTACTAAGTTAGCCTTGTCTAACTCTAGTAGCTTCTTCAAAATGTCTGGGTGCGTATGCTCAAAATCTTGTAAGAAGATATAGCGGCATTCGCCATTGAGAGCGGAGTTTAAGAGAATTGAGCCGAACCAAACCTTGGTGTGGTCGAGGTCAATATCAATCTTGGTCTTGTAACCACTTGCCAGATACATTTCCTCAAGACGTGTGGGCATCTCGATTTCATTTGTCGCATAGTTAAACGTTGAGGTGTAAATGTATGGGCGGTTCTGCTTTAGCTTACGCGCGTTCAATACATTAAGTCGTACCTCATCTGGTAGCAACAGCTTTGCATGCTTACCCGCAGTGGTTTCTCCCGTGAGTAGATTAGTGTCCATTTCGACAATGCGCACAAACCTGTGCATGGCGTTCCAGTCATTCAAATCAAGTGCGTTGTTGACGGTGAAGATGATACTGTATTCACCCTTACGCACGCCGCGAAGCATTTTCTGTTTTGCTTCATCAAATACGATTGACTGGTCGATGTAAAAATCTGCGTCGAGTTTATCAAGATTGACAAACGCGCGCGCCAATCGCTCTTGGAGCGGAATAGTACACCTTTGCAATTTACCATAAGCACCATTCATTTTGGCTTTACCAGAGAGATAAATGGCGACTTTCTTACCCAATACGGGCGGTCTATCCATGAAATTCCTTTCTATGTATGTGTTACGTGATACATTATACTCTGACACTCAGATTAGCGCAATCGGCGCATTTTTGTGCGGCAAAGCCGCAGGTAAAACGCCGTGTAATTTTCTAAATCCGTCTGAGAGCGATTCTAAGATGCCATTTTATTTCAGACGGTTAATTATTCATGTCGATATTTTGCGTCGCTTAGAATCGATTTTGTGCCTTTGTTTTCTGTGAGGATTGTTGAAATTGACGATAAAAGTTAACCAAGGCTAACTTTTTAGGCATAAAAACAGTAGGCGCGCTATAGAAAACGCGCCCACCGTTAACGTTAGTCATAAAAATGTGATGCGAGGGAAACTAGATAATATAGTTCTTCATAAATCGTATACCCGTGAGCATATAGCGGTCGAGCGCCTTCAAATGCCACGTCTTGAATATTGGTAATGAGAAACTTTACCACGGCGTCACTAATTCCGTAATACTTAATGTATTCCTCAATCGCTTGAGTTGTCGCGCGCTCGTTACATTCGATAAAATCACTAAATTTGACCATGCCTTTGAGTGGATAATCTTGCTTATACGCATCGTATGCTGAGCTTAATCTATTTAGGATATCTGAAACTACTTTAGCAAGTTCTGAGTCCATGTTTATTCACTAACTCCTTTGTTCGGTGTTTTGCTAACAGATAAAGTATACCACGTTTCACCATTGCTGCTAGGTTAAATTTATAAGTTAACCAAGGCTAACTTTTTACGTATGAAAATAGCTAACGTGCTATGAAACACGTTAGCTATAAGTTTAATCCTTGTTATCTACGCGCCTGTCGGCTTCATCACAGACATCATACAGAAGCGCTGTGAGAATATCAACGTTATCTCGTGTAGTTGGCACATATCCATTAAGTGACTCGACCTTGTTTGAACAGTAGTGCTCAAATAGCATTAGTGCCGTGTCCTCGTCAACCTCGTGTGCAATAATATCACGAACGAGATTTGGATTATTTTGCACCACCTCACCGATACTTGCATCAAAATCTTTGTAGGGTCTTTTGAAATCAACCTCATCGAGAATAGTGTCGATTAGTTGTGTAACGGTCATATTACCTCCCGTCATGCTCATATATGTAATTGGCTCTCTCATAAAAGGCTTTTACGCAATCATTTCGAAAACGAGTAATCCCGCTGACGCCGTCAAAATCTGGGCTATAGCCTTTCAACACACCCCAAGGATTGAGAAGGTGCGTTACAAGGACGCATTTAGCATTCTCTTCCGAATCGAGACGGTCGCTAATGAGCTTATCCAAAAATCCACTATCATAGCCAAGATATTCTCTCGGATTAAGTGTTGGCGTTCCATCATTATGACACTTGTCTAAAGAACCTCGATACCAATGCTCCAACACTGAAACAACACCGTCTACCAAGTCATTATAATCACGCATTAAGTATCTCCTAATCATTCCAATGGTCGTTATTCATCATTGCCGATATTGTTGGGTTAACTTCATCGTAAAACGCCTTGGCGCAATCAAACCAGAAACGAACATAGGCGCTGTCGCCGCAGTCATAGTCGGGTTCTCCACCGTTCATAACGTCCCATGGGTTACTGATATGCTCCGCAATAACGCACATAATATCGTCATCCGAAATAAGCGTGCACTTGATGGCGGTTTTCATAGAATCCGTAGTGATTACATATTCACTCGGTGTAGGCGCAGACATTCCCTCTTTATAGTAGCCGCTTACTTCATTTTTATACCAATATTTCATAAGCGTCGCAACGTTGTCTACTAAGTCACTGTAACAACTCATTATTTCATCTGCTCCATAAACTCGTTCATGCAGTCATCGTAGAACAACATGTATGCCGACTCCCCATCGTAGTCTGGAGCATCGCCAGATAGAACCTCGTTTGGATTAGCACAATGCTCCATGATAACGACCCAAATTGCGTGAGTTGGGATAAGAACGTTGCCAATGTTTTCATGTAGAGATTCGTCAGACGCAAACTCCCAAGGGTCTTGTGCGTCCTCATCTGGCTCAAGATTATCGAGATACTCTTGATAATCGTCCGCTGTACGGTCGGAAACGTCTCTGACCAAATCAGTGTACTCAAAACTCATAATAACTCCAATCAATTATTAAATGCCAAGTGCTTCTGCACAATCTGAATAAAACGCATCATATGGTGTCGCACCGTCAAATGTTGCGGCTCCGTCATAGAATAGTGAACTAACATCATCACAATTATGCTCAATAATCGTCCACATTTGATGGTAGTAAATAAGGCTGTCATTTAGCTCATCAGCAAGTAATTGCTCGACAACCTCGTCAAAAGAATCAACGGCAAAACCCTCCGACTCTCGGTATTGAACATAGTCCTCGTAACGAACACGAACCTGCTTAACAATGTCGCGTACAAGCTCATCATAATCCATAGTAATCTCCTTAATCTATAGGCTGGATTAACAACAAAGCCAGTATATCACATATTTAGACGCTACATTTGAAAACTTGACAATCTGAGAGCTATTTTAAGCCACATATACGACATTACCCGAGTAAATAGTCATCTGCAATAAAACCACCTCGCAAAACTTATTGCATTACACCTGGCAGCGTTTACGCTGGTAAATTGCATGTACATTTTCACCGCGAGAAATGTCCATATTGCAGAATATTTAGTTCTATGGTATACTTACAGATTGGCAGTAATTGTTCACAATAGAAAGGAATATATGGGCAAACGTTACAACAGCCCTGGTAGACGTGCGATTGTCGCAGGTCTCATGGCAGCTACGCTTTTGTCAAATGTGTCTGGCATAGTCAAATCTGCATACGCGGAAACGCCGAACACGGCTCAGATTAAGACAACTAATGTTGACTTGGCTAAGCTAAAACTCCAAAAACTTAATCTGAATATGAATGACTATGAGGTCGTTCATAAAGACCCTACTACGCAGATTAACACGTTTGATTCTTCGGCGTATTTTAGTCAACCAGGCAACGGATGGGCGCCAACCAGTATTATTCAGTTCTCAAGTCAGATTGATAAGTCTAAAGACCACATTGTAATCGACAATCCAGTTGAGATTCTGTTTAAGAACACTGGCTATTACTTCGGCAGGCAGACCAACGTTCGTATGAAGGTCAATCGCGTTTACTATGATGCCATTGACTACTCTGGTACGAGCTACGCGTCAACAAGTACCCGCGAGAGACGTATGAGCAAGCCAGGCGATGAGGTTATGTTTGCAGAGCTTGACAATGCAGCTGGCGAAAATGGAGTTGTTCAGTTCACCAACTACAACTTCTATACTGGCGAGCCAAACGCAGCGCCTTATGTTCACCCAGTACAGGGTTCTAAGCAGAACACTCTGAATTCATGGTACACCATGCGAGCTGACGTTACCTACACTATTGAGTATGCTGACGGTACACAAGCTGACATGAAGCTCGTTGTTCCTGTTGGCGACCTCGACGTTATTAGCTATGTTAATAAAGCTAAGGGTGACGGCGCTGGACAGAATGAGATGTTTGAGCTTCCAAATGCAGACTCACAGGCATCTAAGATTATTTTCAATCGCAATTTTGCCGCTCGACTCACACGTCCAAGCGATAACAACGGAACTATGGTCATCAATCCACCTGCCAATTCTATTGGCGGCAACAGTCTTGATTGGATGTACAATACCACAGGTGCCACTATTCGTTCGCGCAGTAATAGCTTGACTTTTACTTCTGGTTCTGCTGACGCGTCTGGTACCGACTTCGGCGTTTATGTTGAGCACCCAGCAGTTGACCCAGTTAAAAAGGTTGATAAGACGCGTATTGCATCATATCAAGATGGAAAACTGGTTTATACCATTCAGTCAACCATTCCAAAGGTCGGTACGGACGTTATCGATGATATCGACGAGTTCTCTATCGACGACCTGCTTGACAATCGTCTCAAGAACGTAACTGTTAAGGGTGTGTACGTAACCGACTCTGAGGACGCCGACCCATCAACCGCTGATTGGCGAAAGCTCCCACCAAATAAGTACACTATTGATACTACGGGACAAAAGCTCAAGGTCAACATTGATAAGTCACAGCTTGGTCACAAACAGGTTAAGGTTATTTTTGAGACCGATACGCTTGCCACTGACCTAAGCGCTGATACAAGTATCATCAATAACCAGGCAACCGTTCATACCGACGACGTTCCATCTAAGTCAAATGTTACTCGTACTCAACCAACTTATAAGTTTGACCACGAGTTTGTTGCTGAGGACGGCTCACAGCTTCCAGGCGACGTTACCACACTTACACCAGGAACAACTGAGGATATTACCCCAGGAACGACCGTTACACCTAATCTCTTTACCGTTCCAGATGCTTCTAAGCCAGATACCTCTTATAAGGGTTATGACGCAAGCAAGGTGCAGGTCAAGGATGATGCTAAGAACGGTGTTTGGTCATTCAAGTCTTGGGATAAGGCAAATGAGACGCTCGACCACAAGAACGGTCACTTCATTGGTACATGGGCATTTACCCCTAACGCTTATGCTCAGACCTATAAATATGTTATGAGCGATGGTAGCGAGGTACCCGCCGAGGTTAACGCTACACTTCCAGCTCGTGTTGGTGATTTGATTGACGGTACTAACGTTACAGCTGCTAATCCTCTCGCACCAGCTGCTGAGAATGTTATGCAGCCAACCGACAAGGGTTATGACGTAACCAAGACTCAAGTTAAGCTGCCACATGGCTATGCTGACTTTATTAGTTGGGATATTCCAAGTGCAACCATTAACCGCGCAGATGTGCTTCACACAGGCACTTGGGAGTATCACGAGAACCTTTGGGGCAAGTCACACGAGTTTAAGAGTAATACTGACAAGGCACTTCCTGCGGGCATTACTGCGATTACTCCTGCAACGGTGAACGACCAGTATCATGATGGTGACACTATCAACGCCGATTCATTCCAGATTCCAGCAGACCATGTTGTACCCGCAACTAATCCGCTCTACGATGCAAGTAAGGTTCAGTATCTTGATGAGCATGGTGTTTGGACGGCTGACGATGCTTGGGACAAGAGCAACGTCGTTGTAGACCACGCCGATACTCACTTCGTCCGTGGTTGGACATACCAGGCTAACTCTTACGCTAAAAATCATAAGTTCGAGTCTGTTGACGGTACTCCACTTCCAACTGAGCTGACCGCTATTACGCCAGCATCTTCTAATGGCTATGAGGACGGCACGGTTCTTAATGCTGATGCCTTTGAGGTTCCAGCAGCCAACAAGGTTGACGCAAGCGATAAGCTCTATCAAGAGGGTAAGACCCAGTTCCGCTCTAACGACGGCATGGGTGTTTGGACGGCTGAGCCAGCTTGGGATAAGCATGATGTTACTGTTGACCATGGCGATGTAACCTTTACGCTCAAGTGGTCTTACTCCGAGTATAAGTTCGGTAAGCAGCACAAGTTTGTTGCTGAGGATGGCTCCGAGCTTCCACAGGGCATTAAGGATATTACTCCAGTTAACGTTGAGAATCAGTATAAGCCTAACGAGGTAATTACCGCTGATGGCTTTGAGGTTCCTGCTGACAAGAAACCTGCTGACGGTACTGAGTATGCAGACGCTTCAAAGAAGCAGTTTGTTGACACTGAGCGCGATGGTGTCTGGGAGTTTGTAAGCTGGGATAAGGACAACATTACTGTTGACCACAGCGATGATAACCTGTTCACAGGTACTTGGAAGTTTATGGGCTATTCGCATAAGGCAACCTATGAGTTCGTGAGCGGTACACCTGGCAAGGAGCTTCCAAAGTCCATTGTTGATATGACTCCAACCGACCCAGCTAAGTACACTAAGGGCACAGAGGTTCCAGCTAAGTCTGAGTTTGAGAAGACCATTAAGGACGAGGACAACGATGGTACTTGGACATTCAAGTCTTATGACCACGATAAGCAGACCGTTGAGAAGTCTGATATTAAGTTCGTTGGTACGTGGGAGTTTACTCCTAACACCTATCCAGTAGGCTATGAGTTTAAGTCCACTGACCCTAAGCGCGAGCTTCCAAAGGTTGTTAAGGATAAGCTGCCAAAGGATGATAAGACTTATATCACCAAGACCCCAGTGGATGCTCAGAAGATTCCTAACGACCCAGTTTATGACCCAGAACTTGATATTGACTGGACGTTCAACAAGTGGGATTCACCAAAGAAGACCATTGAGCGTGAGGGTATCAAGTTCACTGGCGAGTGGACTCCAAAGCAGCGTGAGTATAAGGTAACTTATAAGTTTACTAGTGGTACTCCTGGCAAGGAGCTTCCAAAAGAGGTAACTGACCTTCTGCCAAAGGACGATAAGACTTATGTCACAGGCTCTAAGGTTAAGTCCAATAAGCCTTCTAAGACCGAGGTTAAGGTCGATGGCGGCACTTGGAAGTTCAAGGAGTTCCCACCAGAGCTAACTATTGATAAGAAAGATGGCGAGTTCGCGGGTGAGTGGGTATTTGAAGCCGACCCAGAGCCAGCTAAGCCAGCCGCTAAGCCAGTTCCTAAGACAGGCGACGCAACTACGGTTGCTCCAGCTGTTGGCGGTATCGCGGCAATCATGACTTCGATTCTTGCCTTCTTCGGAATCAAGCGTAAGTCTGACGACTAATTCGATTTAGTTGGAGATTTAACCCTCTAGGTTCACACCTAGAGGGTTTCCTCGTATACTGATAAAAGTTAGCCAAGGTTAACTTTGAGCAGAATTTTAAATCCTCGGTACAAACGTTTGTGGTATAATTGTACATAAGTTGTTATAAGTCTCGTTAGTTGTAACAACTTTCCTTTCACTAAGTCCTCTAGGTACCACCCAGAGGGCTTTTTCCTTTATACATAAAAGTTAACCTAAGCTAACTTTTATTTACAAAAAAAAGTCTTGACATGCTTATATCGGTCGTGTATACTAAGCGTAAACGAAAGGAAACAATTATGTCTAAATTTATTTACGAGCAAATGTTTGATGTTAAGCTATATTCTGAGTTACGCGTTACAGACGAATACAGAAACACCCATGGCGGTGATGGAGCCATTGGCGAGTGCTGCGGTGAGCCAAGCGTTTCTTGCATGGAGTCCGCCTTATGTGACCCATTGGTCAGTTGCTATATTGACCCTAAAGAAGTTGCTTGCATGAGAATTATTTGCGGCGAGCGTTATGTTTACGATACGTTTGACCATACAAACGTCCTATACATCAACTTCACGCTCGTTGATGCATTAGTAACTACAAATATTGAGCGAATTGACGGCGGTTATAAGGTCGTTTCAGAGTTTAGTGTTCAGACGACTTCACCAACTATGCTTAATGAAGGTGATATTTTAGCGCGTCTGCCGCAGGTCATTAGGCTGTTCGGTAATGCGTCTGTTACTATGCACGACGACTATTCTAAGGTTGACCTTGACAAGGTGTTCAAAGACACTAAGGCATATTGTAGTCTCAATTACCGTACTTATGAGGTCATTCGCGGTCACGAGTGCATTGAACTCCCCGATAAACTCAATGTGACGGTTCTTGGTTGTTGCGGAGACGACGTATTTAAGGTATTGACATATCATCGAGATTTGTATGATGCTTGCGCCAAACACATTAGCGAAGATAAATACATAAATTTCGGCTACTTTGAAGCCGATGACCTTATGATGTCTCTTTTTAACTACGGTATTGAGAATTACAGTTGGGAAGATGGCTATGGTGATGAGCCATGCGATGTAACGGTCGGGAGAAACGACGATTATTCCGCAACAGATTTTTTCAATAAGTATCTTGATACGTATGACAATCTCAAGTGCGATGATGAACTCGTGGAGCGCGTTTGCGATTCCGATGGCGAGATTCGAGATGACGTTTTTTGGACTGAGGAACTTATTGACGCGGTTATGAAGGGCTTTGGCTTTGTAAAGGATTAGGCGTACAAAGATTGGGCAATTCGCCCAGTCTAGTGTGGTACAATAAAAGTTAGCCAAGGCTAACTTTTTACATAGTTATTTTATATTGCTAACTGATTATGTGCAGTGATGGCTAATTGTGTAGAAATTGTGAAGATGGCTAATCTCACTTGCAATCTCGATTTAGCTATGTAATACTATATTTAACAACGAAACACAGAACAGAAAGGAAGTTGTTATGCGAGTTTATAAGATTAACAAGATTACTGGCGCAGTTCGTCAAGTTTTTGGTAAGCCAAAGGAGATTGCTGGAAAGGTACTCAAGGACTTCAACGGATTCTCCGAGCGCATGGGTGTCGCTAAGATTGGTTCCGCAATTAAGGCTGCTCCTGTTGCTCAGAAGGTCGGTATGGCAGTTGCTACTGTCGCCGTTGCTGGTGGTGCCGCTGCTGGTATCGTAGCAATCAACCAGCCAGCTCCAGCTCCTACCCAGCCATCTACTCCAGCTATTACTCAGCCAAAGGTTGAGGAGCCTAAGCCAGAGGAAACTAAGCCAGTGGAGGAGACTAAGCCAGAGGAGAAGGTCGAGGAGACTAAGCCAGAGGAGGAGAAGCCAGCCGCAACTGAGCAGCCAGCAGCTCCACAGAAGCAGGAGTATGAGTACGAGTACGAGGAAGCACAGGACGCGCCTGCTGAGTCTCATGCAGCTACCCCAGCTCCCGCACCAGTTCCAAACGTTCCAAAGCGCCTTGGTTACAAGCACATTCTCTCCGCTTGGAACCCAGACACCAACGAGGTTTATCGTACCTCTTATGGTTATGACGGTGAGTACGGTTCTCGTGAGGAAGCAATGCAGGCTCTTATTAAGATGATTCAAGAGGGCGGCAAGGCAACCCCTCGTGGAATTGAGGAATCCGAGGTTGAAATTTACGATGGTGCTAACTAATCGTAAACTATAAGAACTAATAAAATACCCCGCAAAACTGCGGGGTATTTTTTGTTATCTATATTGATTTATGCAAGTACGCAAGGAATACCAAATACCTGCTCGAAAATCTCTGGCAAACTTTGCAAATCTTTACTACCTCGAAGTGCCTTTGCAATGGCTGATTGCTGCGCATTACCAGCGGGGTCAGCAAGCTGCTGAGGAATTTTATCACTACACTCACGCGAGAACGTAAATACATCGCCCTCACTTTGATTGATTGCTTGGGTAATTCCGTCACCAATGACGCTAATTGCTCTACCCATAACGTAATCGCTCATATCCTCAATGTATTTATTGAGATAGTTGAGCTGGTACTCTTTGTCCTTGAGCTGCTGAATAAACTCCTCGCCGCCACGTTGGAGGTCGTTGATAAACCTACCTTGTGCCCATTTAAGAACATTTACTGCAAACTGAGTGACCGTAGTAATATCACCGTGGAAGCGACAGACGGTATACAGTTTAGAGAATGTTCCTGGAATCTCATACTCATCAAGACGCTTCTGACGATTTGAAACAGACTCTTGAAGGAACGTTGCAATATCTGATGCAAAAGCTGCGTTATCGCGAATGATGTTCAGAGTCTCTGGCAATTTGAGGTTGTATTTTGTAATAACATCGGAACCATTTAACTTTGCGCGGATATCCTTAATGATATAACTGGCGGTGTTCCATTTTTGCAACGTTTTGTTTTGAGTAGTGTTTGCCCTGTGCAGTGCGCCTTGTACATCGAGTGAACCAGAGTGCTTAGCGCGTTCACTTGCCCACTGTTTAATTTCATCGAGCTGCTCGCCGAGTTTACCGATTTCGGGAATTGATGCGTACAGCTCCTTTACCTCCGCCGAAATTGTTTCGTCCTCAGCGAGAGATTCTTCTAGCGCGCTTTTAGATGTTCTTGCTTGTCGGGCGCACTCTTGTGCATAATGGTGTGCCGCAACGTTTTTAGCTTGTGCTTCATTAAGCACGAGACCAAGCTCTTTACCATTCATGTAATAACTCCTAACTAAAGTTAGCCGATACAATAGCTATAGTATATCACATACAAAAATAGCGCCGTCCATAAATTGAACGACGCTTGACAGAAAGGTTAAGTTGTTATTTTAGCAGATGTTACGCAGCTTTCTTCCATAGATGGGGGAATAACAAACCGAGCAGCTCGTCAACTTCCTCTCGGCTATTGAGTGTATTTTCCTCATCTGGAATGATGACGTAACCCTTATAAGTCTCATAGTTACAGTCATCAAGATGTGGCGCGGCTTCATCACCATTAAGAGCCTTTTCGATAAGTTCCTTAACGCGTGCGTCTTTTACAGCATCCATTGGTAATTTCCTTTCATTTGTGGATTGTACTTACTACATTATACGGAGCCACGTAGGATAGCTCAAAACGGCTTCACAATTCCTACACATTTAACGCCAGACATATTTACAATCCATTACCATGTCCTCTTTAGCAACCAATTTCGGCTGGTCTGGATTTGTGGCGTTCCAAATACGATAACTCCATTTAAGACCGCCTGGGACTTTGCACACAGATGTTAGCCAGTAAATAGGGTACTTTTTATTGAGCTGCTTGACTTTAATTTCAAAGTCGTGCTGTTCTTTCTTGTTTTGACTGCCGTCCCAGCCAATGAGCAAACGCTTGTCGTTCTCTGAGCCATGGTAGCCGATTGGAATAAGGTGCGCACGGTCATATTGTCTGTCAGTTGGATAAATAAGCGGGTCTAGCTCCTTACGAGCTGCATTGTCACGCTCTTGGTGGGCGAAACCTTGACCTTGCTCAAATCGCGCAAATACCTGTAAGATTTTGTCGTCGTGGTAGAAGTAGATAATGTTACCACTTGTAGGCTTATGCTTCGAATTAACAACCTGTGTGAGTGGATTCTTGTTGGTTAAAACTTTAACTTTAAGAGCCTTGTCGCCATTCACGGATTTAAATTCTTCAGCTTGTTTATCCTCAGAGTTAACCTCGTCTAACTCTGGTTCAACGTATCCATCTGGACGCGGTTTATAGTATGGTTGAAACCATTGGCGAATTTTGATATAGTTCTCTTTGAGATTCACTAAATATCACCTCCTAAGAAATAATTGCTATGTTGACAAGTATATCAGATGGGTGGTATGATATCAATAATTGCACGTAATCTAGTAGAAAGGAATAAACGTGCTACAGTATAATTTTGAGGATAGGCTCCTCGATAGGATTAAGGCGGGTAAGCTCAAGCTCACCAACGCAAAGCAAGAGAGCAAGCGTGGAAATGATAGCCTAACCGTCACTTTTGTAGACCAGGATAACGGTCTCAAGCTCTTATGCCGACTCAACGGCTGTGTCGCACTTCGCGAGGACGGTAGTGTCTATGGCGATACCGAGGTACCACCTCTTGCAGACGCAACGCTCAATGAAGGTATTGTGTACAGTACCTACCAGAGCGGTACCATCCCACCAATTAAGGTTTGTAAGCGAGTCATGATGACTTGTGCAAACGGAGAAGTCGTCATTCTGATTGGAGAGCGAGCATAATGGCACAGGCATTTAGACTTAAAGAGAAAGCTGACCGCGCCGCTGAGCGTAAGTCTGTTGAGGAGCGCGACAAGGAGTATTACGCAGAGGACTCTGTAAACTGGGACAAGCCAGTTCTTGATTATGACACTCTTAATCGCCAGCCTTGGGTGGCTTACGGCGAGATTGACGAGGGTGCAACTACACTCTTTGCATTTGTTCAGCTTGGTAATCGAGCAATTTCATTTGGTCGTGTAATTTCCTTCGGTATTCGTGTTCCAAACGATGACGCTCACGCAGAGCTTATTAACAAGCTGCGTGGCTATATGGGCAATGACAAGCAAGTACGTCAGATTCAAGTAGACACTCTTGCAAACATTATCGGTATGGCTGGCGTTGCAACCGTTGGTACTAAGGATAGGCACAACTCCCTCATGGACATCATCGAGGTTGGCTAATGGCTGATATTACCTTCAAATATTCTGACTTCCCAGAGATTGAGGAAGACGGGAACACTACGACCGTGATTAGCGCAAGCCATACCATCGAGCAAGCGACCGTCGAGCAGATTACTAAGCTGCTCAAGTCGTTTGACGAGAATGATGACGAGATTGTCATTACGGTCAAGCGTAAGTAAACATTCTAAGAACCAGGGCGATTAAGCTCTGGTTCTTAACTGCTGCCGAGAAAAGTTAACCGAGGTTAACTTTTTTGTGTGCAAAATATGAACGCCTTGCGCGGAAATCATCCACTAGGCTAATGTAATTTTTACGATAAATATGATTGGGGGTTCGATTGGGAACTGAAGATACAATTACTGTTGACTTTGGTTATAAAGCTAATGCGAGACACTGTGTATACGATATCGAGTGTCTTCCATCTGTCTTTACGACCGCATTTCTTTGTGGCGATGTAGCTACATTGTGGTTCTTTGGTAACGACACCTACGACCACATTTCTGATGATGAGCTTAAACGCCAGTTTAAGTCTTATCTTGACGTTGAAGACCACTTTGAGCGCGCCGCTGTTAAAAACCCAGTCATCAAACTTGAACGATTCACAAAACAAAATAAATTTGAATTCATGCGCGCTCTTAGTAGCGTGATTAACTGTGAAGCTCTACCAACTGACGATGAAACGGGATTTACCGAGTATGTAAGTTGGAATGGAAGTCAATACGACCTTCTGGTACTTATTGCAATTTATCGTTGGTGTGTTGAGAAGCCAGATATTACCCCTCTAAATATTCGTACCATTTCAGACGTTATCATCAACTTTGAAGGCGCTGATTGGCAGCTACCAGAATATCTCGAAAAGACCATTGGACTGAACAAGCGTAACTACAAATATGCCTATAACATGGCTATTTGGGCAGATGGACACATCGACATTGCAAAAATGCAGCGAGTTGGCGAAGATGGTACCGAGGGTCAATTCCCGCCAGCTTTGAAATTGCAAGAAGCGCGTCAAGGTGCAGATATCGTCGTAGACGACCTCGTTAGCGATTCAAATCCAGACCAGGTTATCCCAGACGATGAACTAAAGGGATTCGTTGCATACAACCTTCATGACGTTGTAAGTACGGCGTATGAGTACCGCACCGACGATGTACAAGACAAAATTAACGTTCGTGACAACGTTCGTGAACAATTCCCTTATACATCTGCACGCGCTGCCGATATTTCGACGCTTTACAATTCACGCGCGCCACTTGAGCGCGATTGCACAGAAGCTCAGCTTACTGCAACCACACTGATTGGCGAAAAGAAACTTCGACCAGTTGATAACGCGGAAACTGAGTATAACTTCCCTGTTCCAGCAAAGGGAGAGTTTGACGAAGATGGCAATCAACTCTATAAGATGGTTGACTTCCTCGAATACATTAAGGAACACGAGGAGTACGTTCACCCACAATTTATTAAGTTCTTTGAGTATTGGCGTGGAAAGAATACTTCGTCACTATCAGACCTAAAATCTGCAAAATATGGCGCAATTAAAGCAAACGTGTCCTCTAAGGGTACGATTTGTAATATTCCGTATTATCACAAAGTTGGTGATGAGTACGTACCCATTGACTCATATATTACCGTGTCTACGGGCGGCGCTCATGGCTCTGTTTGGACGGGATTGCACGAACTTACTCCAGAGCAGGTTACTGCGTGGAGTATGGCGTGTAAGAAGCCAACAAAGACTGACAAACTCAAGCACGTCCCAACGCTTGACCTCAATAACGTGATTCACCTGGACTACACCTCGTTTTATCCGTATCTACTGCTCAAGCGCCAAACATTTATTACTCCCGACGGCAAAGACCGCTATAGAATCATTTACGATACTCGTGTTGGCGTAAAAGCCGAGCTAAAGAAGCACGAGGACGTGAGTAAGTGGACTGAGCATGAGTATCGACTCTCCAACAACCAGCTAGGCTTGAAGCTACAGCTTAATGCTGGTTCTGGCGCAGCAAATACTCATAAGAAAAACGCGCTACTGCCACTCGACAACAAGATTTTGTCTATGCGTCTCATTGGCAACATGGCAATTTGGACGCTCGCTCAACGTATGGTTCATGCTGGCGCTTATGTTGTTTCAACTAACACCGACGGTATTTACATCACAAATATCAGTAAAGAAACAGCACGTTTAGTTCTTGACAAGTTTGTCGAGGATTACGGTATTCCTGTAGACCCAGAGTATGTTGACCGTTTTATTAACCGAGACGTATCTAACCGTATGGAACTATATAAGCAGCGCGATGGCTCATATACTATTAACGACCTACGCGGCGAAATGCGCTCAGCTGGCAAACTCGTCTATAACGACATAGACCACGGTCATAAAATCACTTATCCACTTGCGGTTGGTAATGCGGTCATTCGCTACATGGTTAACGATGCTGACTGGAACAATAAACCATATGACCGCGAGAGAATGCTTAAAATCCTCAACGAGGTTAAGCAAGAATCCACGCCAATCGCATGGTGTTACATCTTCTCTGGAACATCTGTTCGTAAGCTCTGGGTAGACATGAAAGAAGCGCCTAGAGTTGGTAGGGTTGTCCTAACTAAAGACGGCTATCAACTTGACCAAGAGAACTATGCGTCTCTCACAAACGCAGAGTTTGAAAGACTCATTGAGAACTTTACACCAGGGTGTAATTTCGAGGAACTCTGCAAAAAGTCAGATGTTACGTTCAAGTATAGGAATTTTCCAGATATTTCGAATGTTGCGTTTGCTGTTAAGCACTCAGCCGAAACGAAATACGATGAGGATTCTTTTGTGCCAATGGAGTGGGGCGCAATTACTAAGGAAGCCTATAATCAAGCTAAGAATAAGGTTGGCAAGCGTGAAAAATACTCAGTCTGTCTTATTCACAGATGCGGCAGAACCGAACGCGTGGAAATGAAATCTTGGACGTTCGGTAAATTGGCGAACGTTCCAGAAGGCAGCAAGGGAAGACTTCTCAATATGGCAGCCGAACTCAAAGCGTTCAACTTGGACGATTTGGACATGGATGCTTATCTCGCATGGGCGGAAAATATGCTTGCAAGGTGGAAAATCTCTGCGAAACTTTCCGAGGACGGCTATTTAACCCAGGTATTGTTTAACGAGCTTGGCAACAAAGCTACCTCGGGTAAGTCGAAGAAGCAGATTGCTGTAGATGAACTCAAAACACTCTACTCTGCAATTTTCAGTTATGTATAGATGTTCTAATATTTTGAAAGGAAACATAAATGGAGAACATTAAACTAAAGTACGACGACAACGGTATGGGCGTTTGGACGGCTAAGGCTGGTGGCGGTAATGTAACTATTGACGAGCATTGTCATGTAACCGTCATTGACCCATCGAACCCAGCACGCATGGTGGTTCGACAGTCAAAGAAGCGCTTTAGCTTGAAGAAGGCTTTGGAAGATGTTGATATTAAGGTAACAAATCCAGAGCGCGAGACGAGGACAACCTTTAATATTGACCTTCCAGACGGCACCGTCGCCATGGTAACGCGATATTTTCTCGTAGCATATGAAACTCCATCCGCGATTTATCGAAGCCAGAACGCGTTTGCGAACCTCGATGAAGCGCAAACCGAAGCACTACATCTTGTAAAGCAATACAAGTAACTGCAACTTGACAATCATTGATAGGAGACTGTATAATGACAAGAGAAGGCAGAGTAGTTTCCGCAGTTGAACGTCAATTAAACGCTCGCGGAAGATACTTCATAAACAATTATGCTGAAGGTCATACAAACAGTGGCGTGCCAGATATAGTCTCAGTTGACGCTGATGGAAAGTTCCTTGCGATTGAATGTAAGGCTTCATCAAACGAACCAACGTTTACACAATACGACCACGGACTAAGACTACTCAAGAGCGGTTGTAGGTTCATAGTTGCTTACGAAGATTTTGATATTGATGTTATTGACCGTGGCGGACTGCAAAAAACTCCTCTACCAAAAGAACGCGAAGATTTGGTGTGTTTTGAGCCAATCGACAAGAAGCATACTAAGGAATATTGTTTGGAGTAATTATGTCAAGAAGCTATCGTAAGACAGGCGTAATCGCAACTCAAAACTCACATACGCTGAGTAAGCGAAAGAAGGCTATCAAGCGTTGGTTTAATAACAAGTTGCGCCACCGAGACGACGTGTTTAAAGGTTCAGAGTTTAGACACGTATCTGGCGGAACAGATGTTGAAGCATACAGGTCACTGACGCGACTTCCTATGGACGCTAATTTGCGAGGTTATACGAAATAATGCGTATGAACCTCGGAAGAAAGTTCGACGACTTTCTGAACGAGTTGGACGAATTAGATGTGACATTAACCGTGTCTGGTAAAAACGAACTTGGAACAGTTGTATCGCTCACGGCTTATACGCCAGTATTGCATTATCCATTCAAAGACAAACTTTTGTTAGCGGGCGATGCTGATACGCTCTCTGAGTGGCGATGGGTAATAACCGACTACGAACGTCGATTTGACCCATACAAGGAATTTACCAAGTATTGTCACAAGAACAAAATTGATTTGAGTAAACCGCTTGATGCGGAAAGCAAGGCAATTCTAAATGATTATGTATTATTGAAATATCACACTTTGAGTAAGATGTCGGCTGCAACTTACTCGTTTAGAAAGGGTAAGTAATGGGTGTTTACAATCAGTCGGCTATTAAGAGTCTGTTCAATGGAAAATCTAAAACCACTGACGCTGAAAAAGAAGATTTGATGACCTTATTAGAGTCACTTCCACTATCTCAGCGTAAGGAACTTTACAGATTCGTTAAGAAAAACGATTCTATGTTTACCAAAGACGAGGTTGAAATCTACAAGGCTGGTAGCACAATTCGAGGAATTGAAAACCTCCGTATTCTTATTAAGAAAAAGAAACGTGCTCGCCAGGCTGGATTAAAACTCTCGCAGCTCAAGAAAGGAGCGTTTGAAGAAAGTGACGAAGAGTGGGAACGTCTCCAAAACGGAACACAAACTGTTCAAAAGAGGACTCGAAAAGTTAGAGCAACTACGAAAGCGAAGGCAAGCACGACTTGCAAGAGAAAGAGTACGAAAAGCTCTAAAAAGACAGCATGACACATATCTCATTGAGAAATAACGCGAAACTCTCTAACTTTACGGTTAGAGAGTTTTTTTGTGTGCCCAAACCGAGTACAAAATCGATTCTAAGCCACGCAAATATACGAAACGGGTAAATAGTCGTTGCTTTTTGAGGTAGTTTTCTGGTAAAATGTATATACCGACAAAAATAGAAGGGAACTTATGAGATATGAGTGTGGCGCGGCAACTGCCGCAGATTTACGCGAACGTAATGGTCTTGACCATCTTGAGGACAAGGATTTGCGCAAGCTAATGAAAATCTATGACATTATTTGGAACGACGTTTACCCTCGCGCAAAGGAGTTTGCAAAGCTGTTTGAAGGCACATTCCAGGAAGTTAATGTGATGGAAACTCGCGATGGCGGTCTGCAAGCTCCAATTCCAACGCCACCAAGAGTCGCTGGAAACGAAACTCTTATTAAACGCTATATGGCGTGGCGCGAAGATTATGAAAAAGTATTTCATGCGTATTCAGACGAGCGTGAGAGGTTGCGTTGGAAGAACTTTGAAGTTGAGGTGTATTCAAGATAGAGCGGGAAGGAAAGGGCGCGTTAGCCTATGTGGACGGAGCGTATAATGATAAAAACGGTCTTGCTGGGTATGGCGTTTCTTTGATTTGTGATGGCGTGCCAATGGCTTTTAGCGGTCCAGTGGTTCGATATGCGAATGAGTCAAAGAATCTCGTGGGCGAATTGGAAGCGGCACTGATTGCTGTGAAACAATCTCTGGAACTTGACTGTACAAGGCTTATTATTGTCTATGATTGTGAGAGTATAGAAACACTAGCCACGGGCAAGTCTACTCCAAAGAGTCGTTTATCTAAGTATTATGTATCCGAAATGAACGAGTATATGAAACAACTCGATATTACCTTTTCGTATAGTAAGGCTCACAGCGGTAATGAATGGCATAATTTTGCCGACAGGCTTGCTAGAGAGGGTTGTGGTCTTAAATAGCATTTGTGTACAATCTGTGAATTTTGGGCGCGTCGATATTTATCGGCGTGCCTTTTGATATGATATATAGGTAAGAAATTAACTCGTAAACAACTGTGTTAGACCATTCTAAGTCATGGGAGGTGACAGTTATCGTATGGCAGTAGTCAAAAAGAGCATAAAAGTAAGACTTTACCCAACTGAGAGTCAAAAAGTTTTAATTGACAAAACTATTGGCTGTGCGCGTTTTGTATATAATCAAACGCTTGCCGACTGTAAGTGGTCATACGAGCAATCAAAACGCTTTCCTTCTCAAAACGAACGTTTTAAAAACCTAGTTGTGCTTAAAGAAAAACACGAGTTTTTAAAAGAAGTGGACTCTAGGGCGCTTCAGCAATCTATAAGAGATTTTAATAAAGCGTTAATCAATTTCTTTAAAAATAAGCGATGTTTTGGCTTTCCAAAGTTTAAATATAAGCGCGATGGTAAACACTCATACAGAACTCCTTATGCTGACGGAAGGTCGGGCGCCTTAGACAATAAGCATATCAAACTACCAAAATTGGGACGGGTCAAAACTAAACGTTTTGATATGCCCGAGGTATATAGAATTTTCAACATTACAGTTAAAAAGACTAACACTAACAAGTATTACGCATCAATCTGCATCGAAACAGAAGTACAACCATTAACTAAAACTGGAAATCGAGCTGGTTTTGATTTAGGTCTAATTGATTTACTTATTGGTAGTGATGGAACCAGGTTTGAACGACCAAAGTTTAACTATATCAATAAAGATAAACTTGCCAAGGAGCAACGTAAACTCTCGAAGATGAGAACCAAGTTGGAGAGAGCCAAATTGAACCTTGACGAGTGCAAGAACTATCAAAAGCAGAAACATAAAGTAGCGAAGCTGCATGAGCATATTGCTAATTGTGCGAAAGACTTTAACCATAAGTTGAGTCGAAAGTTAGTAGAGGAGTATGACTTCCTAGCATTTGAAGATTTGAACGTTGAGGGAATGAAGAAGAATCATTACCTGGCATATTCTATTGCGGATGTAAGATGGTCACAACTCTTAAACTTCATTCAATATAAGTGTGATTGGTATGGAAAAGAGTTTAAGCAAGTAGATAAATTCTATGCCAGTAGTAAAATCTGCTCATGTTGTGGTGCCTACCATAAGGACATTGTAAATTCGCTTTCCGTCAGAGAGTGGACTTGTCCCGATTGTGGTACACGCCATGATAGAGACGTAAACGCAGCAATAAATATATTGACTCAAGCCTTGAGTGTGGCTTAAAATACACTTCGGAAGGGCACACCCGTGGTAAATTAGTTTGAAGATGGTATTTTCACTAAGAAAAGAGAGTAACTCGAACGTTCCCAAGAATGTATTTGACTTCTGTTAGATACCGTGCCGTTGACCGCAGTAACAGAAACCAGATTAAGCGTATGGCTAACCGATTCGGCGTCGTGAGAACCTCAACGTGCCAACCATTGTTATTGCAAAGACGATTGCTCATGAAAAGACTTCATTCATTGAGTTTTCGTATCTTCGTGGTAACCGCAAGTGGCATAGAGCACTGCTTCGCGACTATTCAACTGTCGAGAACGTCATGATTGATGGCGAGATTAAGAAGTGCAATCTTTGCTTCGTAATCGACTTCAATTGTGGAGAAATTGTGACGGCATACTGGAATGAAGCAACTGATTTACACAAAACGCTTGACATGAGAAAGTATGCGTAGTAATATGTTCTTGAGCTTACGCAGTTGAGCATCTGCGATAAGTGTGGCTTGTGCCGAGCCGAAATCGGCACTGCTCACGAACAGGCAGATATAATCGCTAAAGCGGTCTGCCTGTTCAAACTGCGCGTTTAGCAAAGCGGTCAACTGCGGCGGACTGTAAATCCGCTCCTTTTTAGGTTCAGAGGTTCAAATCCTTTAGCGTGCACCAGAACGGGGATATAGCTCAGTAGACAGAGCAGCTGACGGAAGGATGCGTGCGAGGGTTCAAGTCCCTCTATCCCCAACCATCGGGTGGGTCTCGGTAGTTATCAAGAATGACCTTCTTGTAACGTTGTTCAACTCAACGCCCATCCACCCAAAAAACATAAGCCGACTTATCCACGTCGGAAAACTGGAGACGGTGGCAACGTGAAATGTAAAGTGTCTAGCTAGCACAAGCATATGAGCCGAATGAGTAATGTGCAGAGGTGGCGTGTATGGTAACGCAAAGGACTCGCTGTTCGCGGGTATACAGGGTAGCTCCCCATGAGGGTTCGAATCCCTCCACCAAAGCCAAGATTTCTCGTTAGGGGCGACGTGACCTCAGAAGGACAGGCGTGTACGACGCGGAAAGTCGCAAAACTAAGTACACCAGAAAGTCCCAGGAAACTAACGAGAGAGGGCATTACTCATAAAAGTGATGACATACTCTGAAATGAAGTGCCTGGGGGCGCAAGGAGCCACCATACTCTGAGAGGTCGCAACCTCAGAAGGTTCGATTCCTTCCATTTCGTGTAAAGTGTGTCATCTTCGGGGACTTAGTTCAATGGTAGAACCCAAGTCTGTTAAACTTGTCACGGAAGTTCAATTCTTCCAGTCCCCGCCATATTATTACAGATGTATTTACTCAGATACATTTGTACTAATGTGGTGAATATGTGAAGATTGGGATTTTCTCTTGATTTCCACATTCAGCTAGATTAAACTTAAAAACATAGTAGGCGCGTACAGCAATTATTTAACTAACATTTGACTTTTAATCAAACACGTTTGCGCCTAGAGATTGAGATAACTGGACACTATTTTAAATTAAAGAAGGGAGCGAGTTCGTGGCTGTAGTTCACAAGAGCATACGCGTAAAACTTTACCCAACCGAAGAACAAAAGATTTTAATAGACAAGACTATCGGTTGTGTACGTTTCGTGTATAATCAGACGCTTGCTGACTGTAAACAGTTGTACGAACAATCAAAACGCTTTCCTACCAAAAGTGAACGTAGTAAAAACCTAGTGCCGCTCAAAGAAAAGCATGAATTTTTAAAAGAAGCAGATTCTAGAGCACTTCAACAATCTGTGAGAGATTTTAACTCTGCATTAGATAACTTCTTCAAAAATCGAAATCATTTTGGTTTTCCGAAGTTTAAAACAAAACGCAGAAGTAAACAATCTTATAAAACCCAATACAGTGGCGGACGGGGCGGTGCTGATGTATTAGACAATCAGCATATTAAACTGCCAAAATTAGGACGAGTTGAAACTAAACATTTTAATATGCCGAAGGAGTACAAACTTTTCAACATTGCAGTTGAAAAGACTAGAACCAACAAGTATTACGCATCAATCTGTATTGAGACTGAAGTACAACCATTACCTAAAACAGGAAAGCAAGTAGGCTTTGACTTAGGTCTAATTGACTTGCTTATAGGTAGTGATGGAACTAGGTTTGAACGACCAAAGTTTAACTATATCAATAAAGATAAACTTGCCAAGGAGCGACGTAAACTCTCGAAGATGAGAACCAAGTTAGAGAGAGCTAAGTCGAATCTCGATGAGTGTAAGAACTATCAGAAACAAAAGCGCAAAGTAGCAAAATTATACGAGCATGCTTCAAACTGCGCAAAAGACTTTAACCATAAGTTGAGTAGACAGTTGGTAGAGGAATACGACTTTATTGCGATGGAAGATTTAAATGTAAGTGGCATGCTTAAAAACCACAAACTAGCGTATTCTATCTCAGATGTTCGCTGGTCACAACTTTTAAACTTCATTCAATACAAGTGCGATTGGTATGGAAAAGAGTTTAAGCAAGTAGATAAATTCTATGCCAGTAGTAAAATCTGCTCATGTTGTGGTGCCTACCATAAGGACATTGTAAATTCGCTTTCAGTCAGAGAGTGGACTTGTCCAGATTGCGGAATGCATCACGATAGAGATGTAAATGCCGCAAGAAATATATTGACACGAGCCTTGAGTGTGGCTTAAAATACACTTCGGAAAGACGCAACCGTGGTAAATTAGTTCGAAGATGGTATTTTCACTAAGAAAAGAAAGTAACTCGAACGCTCCCAAGAAACTGCTTGGTTTCTTTTGACGAGCAGAGCGCCAAGCGCCTAGAAAGGATTTATTATGAGCTTTATGGACGACCTTGCAATTGAGACGAGCGTAACGCTAACCGAGAATGGTGGTCGAGCACTCTCCACTACAGGAGACAAGCTCCTCAACCTCTTTGCAGCACTTGGTGCACTGCGCTCTCGACCAACCGACGTCATTGACAAGTTTGACGCCGCATTTCGTGAGAACGCAGACCTTGCCACTAAGATGGCTTTCTACGAGCGTGACGTTCGTGGCGGTCTTGGCGAGCGAGCTGTTGGTAGGCTCATGCTTCGCGAGCTTGCACTTCTTTATCCAGAAGTTGTAGTCGCGAACTTCAAGAACATCGTTAAGTTCGGTCGTTACGACGACCTATTCGTGTTCTTTGACACGTCTGTTGAAACAGACATGATTGAGTTCATCAAAAAGCAGCTTGTGCTTGACTATAAGTGCATGAAGTCCCATCAGCAAGTTTCGCTTCTTGCAAAGTGGATGCCATCCATCAATGCTTCAAGTGAACATACCAAGGCACTTGCACACCGCTTCGTTAAGGCGCTCAATACCACGCCACGAGAGTATCGCAAGACGCTCTCTGCACTGCGTAAGTACATTGACGTAACCGAAGTCAAGATGTCTGCTAACAAGTGGACTGACATTGACTATAAGGCAGTTCCATCTAACGCGATGTCTAACTACGGTAGCGCATTTGCACGTCATGATTATGAGGGTTTCAATCGCTACATGGACGCTGTTAAGTCTGGCGATGTTAAGATTAACGCCGCTACACTCTACCCATACAACGTCATTGAGACGATGTACGGTAACCGAGACGTAGCCGAAGCTCAGTGGAAGGCACTTCCAAACTACGTTGATGGCGACAACAACTTCCTCATCATGGCTGATGTTTCTGGCTCTATGATGGGACGACCAATGGCGACTTCCGTTGGTCTGGCGATTTACTTCGCTGAGCGTAACCACGGAGCCTTTGCAAATAAGTTTATGACCTTCACCGACATTCCTAAGATTGTCGATGTGACGGGTAATGACCTCTTTGATAAGTATTGCTCCGTAACCGACCACGTTGGGTACAACACGAACCTTGAAGCTGCATTTGATGCAATTTTAAGCACAGCTGTTCGTACCAAGTGCCCACAGGCAGACCTACCAAAGGCACTTGTCATTATCTCCGACCTGGAGATTGACTACTGGAACGGTGGCTCTCTGACCTTCACCGAAGAGATGCGCAAGCGTTTCGCCGATGCTGGCTACGAGATGCCTAAGCTCGTCTACTGGAACGTTGATTCACGCAAGGATACCTTCCTAGCGTCTAAGAATGACCCTAACGCAATTCTTGTGTCTGGTCAGTCTGCTTCGACGTTCAAGAATCTCATTAAGGGTATTGACCTCTCAGCATTTGAGATTATGGTTCAAACTCTTAATGACCCTCGCTACGATTGTGTAGTTGTACCTTCACAACTATAGATAACTAAAGGCTCTAACAGCAACTATCTTTTAAGATGACTTGAAATCATGGTAAACAGAGCCTTGAATAGTGAGCTAAAGTCACGAACAGCAACTCTAATTCATAACAGGGAAAATGATGTGACTTGTAAAGCTCAAACATGACAACAGACCAAATACCGTGGAAACAGTTACAAAACGTAACCGTTTCTATAGGTTATGGACTGTAATACGGAGAGTTGGCAGAGTGGCTAATTGCACCTGTCTTGAAAACAGGAGAGCGTGTAAACGTTCCAGAGGTTCGAATCCTCTACTCTCCGCCATAACAACAACCTGGAGAGTTGTCTGAGTGGTCGAAAGAGCTTGACTGCTAATCAAGTATAGGCTATACTGGTCTATCCAGAGTTCAAATCTCTGACTCTCCGCCAGAAACACGCGATTAGGTTAATGGCAAACTCACGGTCTCCAAAACCGTTAATGAATGTTCGAATCATTCATCGCGTGCCATATTTGGAGACATAGCTCAATCGGTAGAGCAGAGGGCTGAAAATCCTCGTGTCAAAGGTTCAACTCCTTTTGTCTCCACCATATCTGAGTATAGCTCAGCTTGTTTAGAGCGACCGCTTTGGGAGCGGTAGGTCGCTGGTTAGAATCCAGCTACTCAGACCATATCGAGGTGTGGTGTAATGCCTAAACTGGGAGCATAGCGGGTCTTAGGATAATGAAGTATCGTTGTCCTAATACCAGCGGGTGTTGGTTCGAATCCAACCACCTTGTTCAAATTGGGGTATCGTCTAACGGTAAGACATGGGTTTTTGGTGCCTAGAATAGAGGTTCGATTCCTTTTGCCCCAGCCAAAATGAAAATTAAATTTCCGACCGAGTGAACAATTCCACAATGCTCGGTACATGGCTTGTTCGATAAGACATTGAACGAGCAAGAAATAACATACTAGACGTAGGGGCTAGAACACCCGAATATTTCTCTAGGCTTTGATTCGGGATTTTTTAGGCGCTTGGTGGAACTGGTAGACACAGCCCCGCACATCGAGGGGCGATAGTGACTGACGCGTGGCGTGACTATCGTGCAAGTTCGAATCTTGCAGCGCCTACCACATTGTCGTGTGGCGGAATGGGCAGACGCAGTGGGCTTAAAACCCACGGGCTTTTATGCCGTAAGAGTTCGAGTCTCTTCACGACAACCATATTCAAAGTATTAGTTAGTCTAGTAAAGAAAGAAATATGACTGTAAAGTTAAATGAAACGCAAATTCAAAAAGTTAACGAGCTTATAAGTTTGAATACTCCCATAACATATATTGCTGATAAAATGGGTGTAAATTATAAGACTATGAAACGTATTTTGAAAAAGGATTTTAACGATTACAAAGGGAACCAAGCAGGCAAGGGGATTTCTAAAATAAAATCTAATACGCCTTCAATCCAAGACTACCTTGATGGCAAAGCGCATATTACAACATATAGGTTAAAATTGAAGTTGATAAAAGCTGGATTAAAGAATGAAAAATGTGAATCTTGCGGTGCAACCGAATGGCTCAATCAAAAGTGTCCATTAGAGTTACATCATATAGACGGTAATCCAAGCAATAATAAATTTGACAATTTACAAATACTATGTCCAAATTGTCATGCACTATCTAAAAATTACAGAACGCGTAAGTCATAAATCTTGTCGTTTTGATAGCGCCTACCAAACCTGGATTGTTAGCTCAGTTGGTAGAGCAGGGGACTTTTAATCCCAAGGTCTAGGGTTCGATTCCCTAACAATCCACCATAATTATTCGTGTGATTGGTAAAATTGTTTACCAATCTTTATTTGTAAGGATTTAGTTTGGCTTATATTTACTGTATAAAAAATAACATTAACGGCAAATGTTATGTTGGCAAGACGCTCAAGTCTCCAGCGGAACGTTTCTCGGAACACTTACGCGATGCGCATAAACCGACCGAGGAAAATCGTCCGCTGTATCGCGCTATCAAAAAGTACGGCGAGGATAACTTTAGTTTGCACGTTCTTGAAGAATGTGCTGATGAATTTGCAAGTGAGCGCGAAATATGGTATATTGAAAAGTTGAAAACCTATGCTCACGGCTATAATGCAACCGTTGGCGGCGATGGTAAACAATTATTCAACCACGAAATCATCAAGGCTCAACTTGAAGCTGGTCTAAGTCAAAAACTCGTTGCCGAATTAAATGATTGTTCCATTGACCTCGTTAAGCAAGTTCGCGTGGTAAATGACATTCCGCTAACAAAAATTCGCAAGCAGCCGTCTGTTGTTGCATATACCGAAGACGAAACTGAGGTCGGTGTGTTTATTTCAGCGCGAGAAGCATTTAGGTTCTTACGCGAAATCGGTATTACGAACTCACGCGGTAATGGCGGCACACATATTGCCGACGTTTGCAAAGGAAAGCGTAAAGAAGCATACGGTTTCAAATGGAAATATATTAACTGAGAGGACAAAGTATGTATTTTATCAAGTTGACCGCAGTAGCCGAGCCTAAAGGCATGTTTAGTGGTCGAGACACGTCAAGAACATTCACGTACACCGAGACTTGTTCAGAGGGTGAGTTCGAAACCGAGCGCATCAAGTTCGAGGAGAACGTACTTAAAGACGTAGCCGAGAACTATCCAGATTTCCATGTAGAGATTCACGAACGTGAATACCGCAACTTGGACGCAGAACCATTCAAGTTCGCGTTTGAGAATCTCAATCCAGCACAGTTTGCTGAGTATCTGCGCCACTACGAAATTAGGATGTAATTGTGGCTAAAAATCTCTTAAAGACGAAAGCAAAAGACCCGACTGACGCAGTATTTGGTGTAAATCAAGAAGGCGAGTGTGTGCACAAGTCACTCGCTGAAATGGTACATACGCTTATTGCTGGAACAACAGGAAGCGGCAAGTCGGTCTACTGCAACAGTCTCCTTATTTCAGCAATGTCACACGCAACACCAGACGAGCTTAAAATCTTTGCAATTGACCCTAAGAAAGTTGAGTTCTCAAAGTACATCGACCTGCCATATTGCCCCATTAACCCAGTTACCGACATGCGTGACGCATACGGTCTACTGGCATTTGCGGTATGGGAAATGGAGCGTCGATACAAGATTATCCAGGCTGCTGGTGTAAAGCAACTCTCTGAGTATAACGACTTCTACGACAAGAATCCAGATAGCGAAATTGCTAAGAAATATGGTCGCATGCCGTACATGATATTTATGATTGACGAGTATGCAGAGCTTCAATCGATTTCGCCAAACACTGAGACTTTGTGTAAGTCGCTTGCTCAAAAGGGTCGTGCATCTGGAATTATCCTTTTGCTTGCGACACAGCGACCATCGGCGGATGTTATTTCCACTACGCTACGTTCTAACTTCCCAAGTCGAATTTGTCTGAAAGTTGATAACTCAACGTCAAGTCAGATTGTCCTGGGAGACGGCGTAGACCGAGCATATGATGGTTCTAAGCTCAAAGGTTATGGCGATAGTTTTGTTCTTGACCAACGAGGTAATTGCGAGCGCGTACAAGGAATCTACATTTCTAACGAGGAAATTGACGCAATCTTTGATTTCCTAAAAGAGAAATATGCTGACCGCTATGACGAGTTACGTAAGTATGTACCAGACGAGGTATATGACTTGCTTACTGAGGATAGTAAAAAGGCGGTAGAGCTTAATGGTGGCGTCTGCGATTACAAGATTCTTACCACCGACAAGGAAGCATGCGCGTTTGTTGACCGTGGTAAGCCATTCTGCAAGTGGGTTGGTACCAAGGGTGAGGGTGGATTTATGCGTCGCGGTGGAGACGTTGATGAGCAATCACCAAGCGCTCTGCCAAACAACCCAGAGAAGTGGCACGTTGAGTCACTTGACGGATTTTAATAGTTATGCAATACTACTTATGCACAGGCTTCTGTGCATAAGTATTTTGCTATCAATTCACAAAGGATTTATTACATGGCTTTGACATACGGGCAAATGGCGGCTGTAAATCGAGCGCGTAAAAACGAGGAACGTCGCGCCAATACAACTGACAAAAAGAAAACTAAGTCTAAAAGTATTCCTAAAATTGACTGGTTTCCCATGAAATTTTATGTTTCTACGGGCAAATTCAAGGACATCATTCAATGGGATAACAATAGTGAATACTCTGATGAATTTGCAAAAAGGCTGATTGACAAGCCTAACTTGCAAATTTTAACCATGCCTACAGGCTTCGGTAAGACAAGTGTTGCAGTGTCTACTCTTGGAAAGCTCGGACGACCATTTTGTATTATCGCGTCTAAGGCAATTATCGAGGGTGGCGGTTGGCAAGAAACTATTTCCGACTACAATCGAGTGCATCCAGGAGCAAACCTTGCGCCGCATATGATGACTACCTACGATAAGTTTTCTAACATTCTTGGAAACGTCAAATCTCGTGCAGACTTTAAGAAAGGGTTTCCAAAAGACGGTATTCTCGTTCTTGACGAGGTACACAATTACAAGACCCCTACCTCAAAGCGTTCGCAGAAACTCAAGAATATCCCAGATTATGAGCGTATGGGCATTAGCGCTACGCCACTCACGAACGATATCGTCATGGATATGTGCTCATATATGGTTATGGCTGGCAGATATCGCAGCAAGACCTTCTTTGAGCAATGCTATGGTCTTGACGTTATGAAGGATAGATACTACCGACTCACCATCTATGACGATGATGGTAGCGTTAACACGAGGAAGTTCCCCGACTACGATAAGCTGCTTAATGAGGTCGCAGAGGTAATTTATCAGCCAAACGTATCAATTAGCGACATTGACATGCCAAACCTCACGACAACTGTTTTGCAGCTTCCCGTGAGTAAACAATTGTTGGCAGATATGCGCTCGATTGCAGACGCTTACGCTAAGCAGATGTTTGCATCTGCCAGCGAAATGCGCTTAGTTATGCAGGAGCGAATTGCTAATGATGATGGGCGTATTGTTAAACTCCGCGAGATTGTTTGTGGAGAAAATGTGAAGCAGCCGCTTATTTTCTTCCAACATTTGACAACGCTCGATGCAATACGTAATATGCTTGATACCGAGAGAATCAGTTATCAAATTCTCGACGGTAGACATTCTATGAAGGGTATTGACAGAGATAATCTTTCACCTATACTTATTCAGTATCAATCTGGTCGAGAAGGTATCGAGTTCAAAAATTCAAACACTACCGTGTTTTATGAAAATCAACCTTCATACATGACTTTGGTTCAATGTGCAGGGCGTAATGCAAGACGAGGAATGAAAGGAGTTGACATTAACCACTACCATCTTGTGTCGATGAACGAATACGACCAAGAGGTATTCTCTCGCGTTCAAAGTAAGGTTGAGATTAACCCACGAACGCTTGACGAATTAGCACTTAAATCCCTGCCTACGAATAATAATTGGTAACATTGCTATTTGATTCAGCTAAAACAAACGAAAGGATAATTAAAATGGCAACTGACGCACAGAAGTTTATGGTTATTGATGCAAATATCGACAAGGAGGCTGGTTCAATCCGCATTGACGGCTTCGAGCCAATTACTGAGACTGGCGGTACACTCACTCTCATGTACAAGATGTACAACGCAGAGCCAGAGCCACACTTTGATGACGATGCAGAGCGCAAGGAGAAGTGTGTTAAGGCTCTTGAGGAGACCTTTAAGGCAGATTTTGACGCTGTTCTTGCAGACCCATCTGTTCTTGTTGGACTTGAGTTTGAGGGTTATCCAAACGGCGAGCGCATTTATCTGACCCCAGCAAAGGAGTTCATTAAGTTCGCTAAGGTAACTCCAGCAGTCGCTAAGGCAGTTGAAGCACTTATTCGTAAGGGCGATATTACCTCCACTCCAGTCGTTGACAATCGTCGCTTTGGTCTAAGCAAGGCAGGTGCCTTCTATTCCAGCCACTCATTTGATTTTGCTGTTCCAGTTGAGATTAACGGCGAGACTCTGTACGTCCGCGTTGCTCAGATTATTGATGATACCGCCGACGGCGACAAGGTTGTTAAGTATGGCACCAACTATAAGGGCGCTACAAACGGCGGATATAAGGACGAGCACGGCTACAATCGCTCCGATGCAGACCAGAAGCTCTATGAGGTTGTAACTGGCGCAAAGGATGACAATCCACAGATTAAGGATAGTTTCATTAAGTTTGCAAACACCATGCTTGACCAGGCTCGTGCTGACCTTGTTCAGAAGGTTCTCGGCGCAACAGGTGTTGACCTTGATGCTTACGCTACTGAGGAGAAGCCAGTTCGCATTACCAACGTTCGTATTGAGTCCGCTGGTAAAAATCAGTTCCTCACCGCTTCCATTGCTCCAATCGAGGAGTAAAAAGTGATTACCGTACAGATTATTGGTACGGGTTCTACGGGTAATTGCGCCGTGGTCAATCGTGATTTCATGGTTGACCTCGGCGTTTCTCGTTCCCTCGTGGAGCGTAACGCTGATAATTTAGACGCATTGCGTCATATTTCAGCAGCGTTTATTACCCACGAGCATGCAGACCACGCAAATCCATCGCTCGTAAAGTGTTTGTACGAGATTCGTCCCGATGTATTCAAGCGACAATTTTTTATTCCGTCACAGACCTATGAAAAGTTAACCAAGGCTAACTCTTTTCTTGGAAAGGCGTTTGAAGATTATCCGTTAGATAATCTTATTAACAAAGATAGCGAGTTCGACTTTAGGACGCGTGGCGGAAAGTGGCATGTAAGGTGTTTTCACGCGCCACACGGTTCGGCAGAGTGTGTTGGTTTTGTATTCACCTCGCCAGATGACGAAACATTATTCTGGGCAACCGACCTCGAAAATCTTGAGTTTGCGGGTGTCGGAAATGCTAAGTATGACGTGATTTGTTGCGAGGGCAACTGGGACACCGAGCGTCTTACAAACGCGCTCAAAGACCCAGAGACCGCTGGACATGCCGAGAGTTCGCTGAGACATCAATCAGTTGAAGCGTTTGAACAGTTTGTATCAGACCATGCTAAGGCTGGCGGAAAGATTATTCAGTTACACAATTCGGGCAGTTTCGGTCGATATAGCCGATATAACAATGTGTATACAGGCGACGTACCAGACTACAGCAAGCCACCACTAGACATTTAGTGGTGGCTTTGTTATAATCATAGTATTTAGGTTCAATGAAGGGATATTATGGTTAGAAACACTGTCACATCTGGTGATAAAACTTATAGTCTCTGGATTCGTGTAGATACTAAAAAACCGTTTCCAGATAAAATTTTGACCACCGTTCAAAAAGTTGCTCGCTCTAAATCGGGCAAACGTCATGTAAAGAAGATTTCTGAAACAAGACTTATTTGCTCGCCAGCTCTGTATGAAAAGCTCCAATCACAAATTGACGTACTTAATTCGTGTGAGGTATCGTTGTTTATTGACGCTGGTAACGGAAAGACAAAAGCGCTTATTAAAGACGCTAAAAACTATGGCGTAGTTAAAGATGACTACGACAAGCTGCTGCGTTACATCTATAACTAATGGAAGGAAAAACTGTGACCGAACAAGATTACACTTACGAGACATTCCCATATCGAGAGGTTAAGCCCGTAGTCGGCGATTCAAAGACATTCGAGGAATGTGGTATGCCATCAATCAACCTGGGTTATACAGGCTACTGGATTTGTTATTCAAGCACTGACCGAGACTGGATTATAGCTGCAATTAGACTGCTTATTACGCAACTCTCTCGTAATAATGCAACATTTATTCATGAGCGATACCCACAGTCAGTTACCGACCACTATCGTAACGCGAACGACGGCTTCGGCTTCTTCTATGACTGCTCTGACGATTGTACGCAGTTAAGTTCATGGACTCAACTTGTACAGCGACTTACTGAGGTAATCGCTAAGCACTATGCGAACGTTAAGTATGGTATCGATTATCAGACACTTGCACACGAGTATTCATTCTTGTATGAAATGCCCGAGGTTGTTATGACTAAGGCTCAAGTTGATGACTGTATCTCGCTCGCCGAGAAGCTCATGCAGGACGAGGTTATTCCTCGCGTTAAGGATATTTGGTATAACCAGATGCACAAGTATCAACTTGTAGATGGCTACGACCCTGTTGAAAAATATGTTGGCAGACCATCTATTCATCCTGGCGATACCAAGACTGGTATGTATTCAACTGCGCCAGTATACGGCGTGAATGCTGAGTAACTCATGGCAATGACTGAGGAAAATAAGGCAAGGCTCGCTGAAATTGCGCTTATTAAAAAGGCTGAGACCGCCGCAATGCGTGCTGAGGAAAAGCGCCTAGCTGAGCTTGACCCACATAAGACGTGCAAAAATTGTGAGCTGCCTTGCAAGCAGCACGATTTCGTATTGAGCGTATCTTGCCCTAAAAAGAAAGTGATTAAGAAAAAGTGAGTGTAACACGTAGACAATTTGTTACCGCTGGTATGGCAGGTGTTTTAACACTTGCCATTTCCGCGTGCAAATCAGATAATCAAACAACCGAAGTTCAATCTACGCAACCAGCGCCAAAAACGGTAAAAATTACCGCGAGGTGTAACTTGACAGAGGTTTCGCCGTCGATTAGAAAGAATCCCCCAATCATTGTATTGACTGGTTGTTGTGCAAAGAGTGAAGGTCATACGTATTACGTCGCGTTTAACAGCCAAAAGGATAATTACGTGTCCGTCAAGGACATTGAAGTTGTCTCTGGAAAATACAAATTGACAACTATTGTTGGCACTACGAAAGACAATCAATGTATCACCTTTAACGGTTTCGATTTTGATTATTCAGATAATTGCCCCGTCGTACTGTCCGATGAAACTAAGGATGAATATCTTGAACGTAAATCAAAGGAGACGGGCAAGCCTAAAGGTCTTATTGCGTCAGATGTCCAAGATACTCAATGGCTTGACGGTAGTTTGAACCTTATTGCGCGCTTATCTAAGTGTGATGGTAATTATACGTCCGCATATAAGCAACTTATTGCAGACCTCGACTCTGGTAAGGTTTCAACCGAACAAGTGTTCGGTATTTCAATCGATGAATTGAAGTCACTGCAAATCTAAGGCAAAAAATCCCCGCATTATGCGGGGATTAGTGTTATCTTACATATTCGTTTAAGATGCCAGATTTTGCAAGGCGTACAAGCTCTTTAATACAAGCGTTCGGTGTGACTTCAAGTTTCTCGGCAGTATTTACAAGTGCCGTACAAAGCCTAATTCTCTGAGTCTCGTCAAGTTGAACGCCGCGCTTTTTCACTCCAAGTCGGCTTGCTCGTGAACGGATACTTGACCAGCTACGACCATTGAGTTTAGACCAACCGTTCCAATTCTCTCCGTGCATGAGGTAGTTAGCTCTTATATAAGCGTCTTCCGTTGTAGTCCAGCGCTTTGATGTGACTTGATAAACTTTAAGAATCCTAGCTCGCATAGTAATTGCCGATGTGTTACGCTTCGGCAATAGTGTTCGCCATCCGTCCCATTTGGCTCCATGAGTTGGGAAGTTGTCTATGATACACTTATCTTCGAGCTTCGACCATTTTGACTTGTTTGATACAAGATTCAACTTGCGTCTACGTGTATAAATAGCCGAAATTACAACGCCAGGAAAAGCTGCTAGATATTCCTCTTGTGATACGTGCCTTTTTGATAGCTCGATAAGTAGTGCGTCATCTTCGTCAGTCCACATATAGTTTGAAACGCGTTTCATATGTTTTGCCATATATTACTCCTATTATAAACTGCAACAAACTCTCCAGTTTGTTCGATTGTTAATGTGATAAAATTATACCACAAGTTGAGCAAACTTCGCAAATTGTTCGATTTGAAAGTGTTATACTGTCACTCGACAAGTTACATATCTCATTGAAAGGAGATTACTATGATGGAATTGCAAAACTTAGTAGATAGTCAAAAGTTTATTCAAGTCGTTAAGGCTCTCGGCTCGGCGAACACGTACAGCAACTTAGAGCTTGGTTACATCTATCATGGACTTGATGACATGGGCGTTGACCCACAGCTATTTTTCAACTACGACCTCAACGTGATTATCCGTAACATTTCAGACATTCTCAAAGATTTCAACCACGAGCGAACTGTCGATATTTGTCTTGAATTGGTACCAGACAATTTTAAGAATGAGGAAGACGCGTATGAAACGTGGGACGAGGATTTGGAGGGCTACCTGCTAGAGTGCGACAGATATCGTCTTATTGACATGCTAAACTCTTACCTACATAGTGGGTATTATCTTATTCATCCAGATGAGAACAAGTTGTTCGAGTTCTTGAAACCAGCGGATGAGTAACAAATTAGTCCATACTTGACAAGAAATTACACAACCTCTATACTATTTTAAATAGCCACAAACATATCAATTTAAGGAGTTTATTTTATGGCATTTAATAAAAACAGACGAGCTATTACGGCGGGCATTGCGTTCGCGCTTATTGCTGGTCAAGTTGGTACATTATTTGCTACAAGCCGACAAGCATTTGCGGAGCTTCCCGATGTTGGCGGAACTTTAACCGTCGGTACCACCAATAAATATAATGGCTCTCACATGACCCAATGGGTCGCTGACGACGGTCAAACACCTCTGTTCTGCGCTGACCCTGTTAACCACGACCATGCCACTGCTGGCGGTAGCGGTCAAGTTGCTGAGCTGAGCAACCTCACAACTTCCGACGGTCACACTTATTCTGAGCATGACCGCCATATGATTGACTACCTTGTTTACTACGGTACTCTTGGTATGAAGCAAAGCAAGACTTATTACGGTGTGTCTGGTGCAGACCTCCAAGCAGCTACTCAGCTCGCTATTTGGGGCGTTCGTCAAGGCGATATGCACGATGACGGAATTGGTTATCTGATTCCATATTACAATATCAATACCACGAAGGCAGCGTCCGACGCAGCTCAAAAGTTCTTCAATGATGCTAAGGCTTATGCTGATAACCCAGATAGCGACAAGAATGTTCCAGCTGGTGCCGCATTTGCATTCATCCCCGCTGGTAACAAGCAGGTTATGACTTACTTTGGTCTGAAGCTCGGTTCTCTGTCCATCACTAAGTCCTCTGGCAACACTCTCTACACCGACGGTAATAACTGCTATTCTCTTGAGGGCGCAGAGTACACCGTTTATCGTGACGAAGCAATGACCGATGTTGTTGGTACCATTACAACCGACGCGGCTGGTAAGGGTTCTCTTGCAAATCTCAACGCTGGCGAGTATTACCTCAAAGAGACTAAGGCTCCAAAGGGTTATGCTCTCGCAGACGAGGTAACAAAGTTCTCCATTGCAGCCGATACCACGACTGAGAAGACTGTCCAAGATGGCGCAAAGTACACAATCGACCCACTTTCAGTACAGAAGGTCGATAAAGACACTGGTCTTCCAAAGGCTGGAGGTAACGCAACGCTTGCTGGTGCAGAGTTCCAGATTGCGTATTATGCTGGACAATACACTAAGGATAACCTCCCAGAGAAGCCAACTCGTGTATGGAATGTTCGTACTGACGAAAGTGGCGCAATTAACCTCGAAAACGCAAGGGACGCAACCGAGAAGTATCTTGTCAAAGAGGGCAGCGATGAGTTCTTTGTTTCACCAGATGGCAAAGTAGTGTTCCCACTCGGCACCATTACCATTAAGGAAACTAAGGCGCCACAAGGTTATCTGATTGCCGATGACAATGCTGACGGAGTCGACGACGATATTGCGCTTCTAAATATTACCAGCGATAACGTTAATGAGCAATATGGCACTTCATTAGACCTCCACTCCACCAAGCAGGAGCAGATTGTTCGCGGTAATGCTAAGTGGACTAAAGTAGTCACTGAGAGTGACGGTACTGGTAGTAAGCCACTAGCAAACGTTGTCTTTAAGGTTACTTCCAAGACCACTGGCGAGACTCACTACGTTGTTACCGACAAGGACGGCGTAATCGATACCTCTAAGGGTACTAAGGCAACCGCTAATAAGAACGATGCTGCGGTAGCCGCCGACGGAACTGTTGACGAGAGCAAGCTCGACGCAACTTCTTCTGCATGGTTTAGCGGATTCTCCGCTGAGGATTTGGCTAAGGCACCAAAGGCTACCGAGACCGATGCAGCTAATGCTAACGCCGCGACAACTACCTCTGTAGCAGAGAATAATGCGGCGGCAACTCCAACAGCTGAAAAGCCTGCTGCAACCGATGCCCCCGCTGGTGCAACTACTGATGCTAAGGTTGATTCTAAGGCTGACGCTTCCAAGGATACTAAGAAGTCTGAGGGTATGCTTCCTTACGATACCTACACCGTAGAGGAGATTCGCACTTCCGCAAATGAGGATGTCGTTGATATGGCTAAGTTTGAGATGACTGTTTCTGAGAACGGCGTAACCGTTGACCAAGGAACTGTTGTTAACAAGCACCCAGAGCGTAAGAAGGTCTATAAGACTGGTGACGAGGGCGTAAACCCAGAGCTTCTGGTTGCAGGCGGCGTACTGATTGTTGCTGGTATCGCTGGCGCAAGCTACGCACTGCTTCGTAAGAAGAACGACTAATCGACAATTTGTAGAAATTGTGTAGATTAAGAATTTACCCAGCTAATCGAAAGGTTAGCTGGGTTTTCTTGTATACTATAATCACAAAGTCGATGAAAGGAACTGTCTATGAAGCTGAATGAACGCAATAAAGATTTTCTGATTGTACTTGCAGTATTTATGGTGTTGGCTATGCTCGTTATGACGATTGCACGAGCATTCATGACGCCCGTAGTACACGCTCCACAGATAACTTTTGGTAACAGTATTGACGAGTTGTTTGATGTGACTGACGGTGACTATGTAGCATTTCCAACTAATGATAACTCTGGTCACAAATACACTATTGTTAACATTCGTGATGGGCGTGAATATAGTTCAGATGACGCATCTGGCGCATGGATGGTTCCTGTTCAAAATACAGACGGTTCATGGTCATATAACATTAAATGGCTCAACCACCTCGACCAAGTAAATCATAAGTAAACTATTTGCCCGCTTTCGAGCGGGCATTTTTTTGTAGTTCTAATTCCTAGTAAATTGTAGGAATTAAAAAAAAGTTCTTGACTTCTCAACCGACCGTCATTAAACTTATACACAGCAAAAAATACGAGTAAGAAAAGGACTTAGAAACATGAATTTTGCAGACGAACTAGAGAAAATTCAAGCGGCATATCCATATTTGACCGCCGACAACCTCGATGAGGTCAACCGCGACGTGGACGGTGAGCTGGAGAATATCCGTTCACTGTGCACCGAGTTGCATAATGCAAAGACTGACCCAGTGGTGGTATATCCAGACTTTGACTGCGATGGCATTATGGCTGGAACTATTCTGAACGCTGGTCTTAATCAGCTTGGCTTTGACGTTAAACTGTATGTACCAGACGCATCAGCTGGCTACGGTTTGCAGCATGAGCAGATTGACGTTATTAAGGATTGTTTCCCAACCGCGAAAACGATTATCACCTGCGACACGGGCATTACCGCCTTTGAGCCAGTAGACTATGCTCAGTCTATTGGTTATACAGTTCTTATTACCGACCACCACCAACAGTCTGGAGAGCTTCCACGAGCAAAGGTAATTGTTGACCCATGCCAGAAGTCTGACCCATTTCCCTTTAAGTCGATTTGTGGCGCATACGTCGCATTTAAGGTTGTTCAGACCTACGCTGAAATGTTTATGCCAGAGCAGCTTGATGCTATCAATCAGCTTGTAATGTTTGCAGCTATTGGCACAATCGGCGACTCAATGGATTTGAAATACAATTCCCGCGTATGTGTCATTGACGGACTCAAGCGCATGCACGAACTCGTTAAGGTTCAGTTCCGCGACGGTTTCTTTGTACAGGAGTACAACGACGCGCTCTTTGGTTTGTATACGCTCGTTAAGTCGCTCATTACCGACAAAAAGAAGTCACTGACCGCAGAGAGTTTCGGCTTTTACGTCGTGCCCGTGCTTAATTCGTGCAAGCGTATGGGCGCCGATATGCACGTAGCGTTTGATGTGTTCAGAAGTGAAATTCACAATATCGATGAACTCATCGCTCTCAACGACGAGCGTAAGTCCGTAACTGACAACATTTTTAAGTCTGTTACATCACCGCTTGCGAAGGCATCTGGTGAGCAGCCTTACGCTCCAATGGCTTATTTCATCGATACGCCTTATGCGATTGCTGGCTTGATTGCTAACAAGATTATGGGAGCTAATCATGCGCCAACACTCGTGTTTTCTCGAAACATGGACGGTACACTATCTGGCAGCGCGCGTGCCCCAGAGTGGCTCGATTACCGAACACTCTTGCGTGATTGCGGTGCAAGCGCTGACGGTCACGCGCAAGCATGCGGCGTAACATTTGAGAGCGAGGAAGCTCTCAAGCGTGCGCTAGAGTCAATTACGTATTACCTCAAAGAGGTCACTCCAACAAATAAGGAGTACGTTGAGCCTAATTATCCAACGCTTGATAAGGACGTTGACGTTTCACTCGTCTGTGATTTCATTAACAATGGTGAGCCATACGGCAAGGGTTTTGAAAAGCCAAAGATTCGTATGGTAGTAAATGAGAGCGACATCTACGAAATGCGTTGCCTTGGTAAAAATCATGAGCACCTCAAGATTACTCTCAACAACGGTCTTGTATTTATGGCTTGGAATACGAAGTCGCTCGGCAATATTGTCGGTAAGCAGATTGAGGTCGTTGGAGACCCAGGACTCAACGAGTGGATGGGAAATGTCACTCCGCAAATTATCGGAAGCCTAAAAGTCCTTGACTAATTACACGTTTTCAAAATTTGCGTGTCTTAGAATCGATTTTGTGCCGAAAATCTGCACCGAAAATGGTGTAGATTTTGGTGCATAACTGTAAAAGTTAACCTAGTCTAACTTTTAATGTATTTTCCATGAAAGTGTTGCATTGAAGGGCAAACTATGAGATAGTTGTGCAAACTAATTGAAAGGACTCAATAATGAGTAGATTAGACCGTATTAAGGTTATTGCAAAGACCGATACCAAAACGGTGTATCAGCTTAATCACAAGCTGCTTCTAAAAGTCGTTCAGCATGACGGTTACTACAAAACATACTTGAAAGTTTTAGGCAACAATCCAGACTGGTCTACTGCGGCGCAGTATAAATTCATTGCCATAACTTCCAGTGACGAGATTTCGAAAATATTTAATGAGATTGACCAGTTAGAGATTATGTCACTCCAAGTGTTCAGCGCCGTTCAAATGGGAGACGACATATTGAAATGCGGTATGTCGTTTGATTCCATATTTTTAGATATGAATGATATTGACCGTCACATTGGAGTGTATAAACTGTTTGATAAACAAAATGACCTCGACGACTGTATTCTCGGAGGAAGCCCGTACCTACAAGTCTATCCGCTAGAAGGTGAAACTTGTATTGGACTAACCTTGTATAGACCTTTAAGTTTGTATGAGCTGGTTGAATAGTTAACCAAGGCTAACTTTTAGTGTAGATATTGTGAATCCAAAATAAGTGTTGCAATCGGCTTATGGCTATGTAATACTATAGTCACAAAGAAGTGAAAGAAAGGATTTACAATGTCAACAAATAACCAGCTACCCGTAAAGTTTACCAAGATTTATACAGACGGTTATCAAGAGGACTTTGAGTTCGAAGACGGTGTTCATAGAGCGCTGCTCGTGTCTGCTCTGCATCTCGGGCATGACAAAATTGATATGCCCGCACACTATTCATCTGCCGATTTTGGTCTGTTAAAAGACGTCTGTGTTTACACTTGTTTCATGCGATTTGATGATTGTTATCTATGCTTCGTTCGCCACGAGTATTACAAGGATGATTACGAGAACGTTGAGCTTTCAAGAGTCGTTAATATGGATTATGTACTCAAGGTAGAGTGGGTGCGATAATGGCAAAGTCGTTATTAGCGCTTATCATTAGTTTGAGCTTAACTGGCGTAGTTGGACTCATCGAGCTGTGGGTGCTTGAACATTTTGAAGCCAAGTATACATCCAGACAAGCTGCAATGTTTTACGCAAGCCTGGCAATCGTAACTATGGCTGGATATATCGTAATCTCCAATATTATGGGAGCATAACTGTGGATTTGCTCAAACTATACACACTATGGATGGGAGTGCTCTGCATCGGAGCCGCGTTAACACTTATTGCGGTACTTCTCGTACTCACGTCATTCATCCACTAACCAATACCCGAACAAGTGTTCGGGTATTTTCATGTCGATAAATAGATTGTACACAATCTATTTTGTCGTTGCGCGACACAAAGTTTAGTGATATACTATGTAGTCCAAAACAAGATATTGCGATTGGAGGTGAAAATTATGAACAGATATCAATCACTTGCTCCTTGGCGCGGTTGTAAGAATGTTATGTTCGGTTACTACAACGATTATGCTGACCCAGACCTTTTGTATAAAGGCTACAACTTCAACTATTACGATATAGAAGATGCCATGTATGAGGACTTCTGGAGTGGGTTTTCTGACAAACTCGATGATGAAATTGCTTGGTGTGGCGAGGAAACTGCTAAAAACACGCCGAGGAAGCCTTCGACAAGTACGTCCGCGAGAACGCTGACTCTTACCTCGATGACGCAATTGCCAGTGGATATTTCCGTGGAGACTCAAAGAGCTGGCACGACAAAATGTAAACCTCTATCGAAAGGAGCATGATGGATACCGAATCATCACGCGAAGTTACTAAACGTGATGGCACACACGTTCCGTTCGATAAAACTAAGATTCGTAACGCCATCAAGCGAGCTGCTGACGAGTGCGACGCACTCTCCGTTGGTTCGCTTGATAATTTGACGAATGAAGTTGTCGAACGTTGTAATTGTGCCGAAAACCTCACCGTTGAGAACATTCAAGATATGGTCGAGGAAACACTGATGGCTGAGGGATTGTCCGAAATCGCTCGTCATTATATTAAATATCGCCAGAACAAGGATATTGTTCGCGCAAGTCAAAAGACGGATGATGAGATTCTGGCTCTTGTTGACTGCCGTAATGAGGAAGCTAACGAGGAGAACTCCAACAAGAACCCAACACTTGTGAGTACCCAGCGTGACTACATTGCTGGTATCGTGAGTAAGGATATTGCTCGTAGACGACTTCTTCCCGAAGATGTCGTGAAAGCTCATGACGCTGGTCTTATTCATGTTCATGACATGGACTATGCTCTACAACGACTTCACAACTGTGATTTAGTCAACCTAGACGATATGCTACAAAATGGCACTATGATTGGCGGTGCTGTTATTGAGAAACCACATAGTTTCTCAACCGCTTGTAATATCGCCTGTCAGATTGCTTTGGCAGTAGCGAGTCAAAGTTATGGTGGACAGACCTGGTCTTATACGCCACTCGCAAAATTTGTTGACGTATCGAGACAAGCAATCCGCAAGGAAGTCTATGAGGAGCTTGAGGGAACTGGACTCTCCATTGACAAACTGGAAGAGATTGTCGAGAGCCGACTCAAGAAAGAGATTACTCGCGGTATTCAGACTATCCAGTATCAAATCCTCACTATGTCAAGTTGCAACGGTCAAGCGCCATTTGTTTCAACCGTTATGTATCTCAATGAAGCTGGAGACGATGAACAACTAAGGCATGACCTCGCTATGGTCATCGAGGAGGTTATCCGTCAACGTTACCAAGGTATTAAGAACGAAAAAGGTGTCTGGATTTCACCCGCCTTTCCTAAGCTATTGTACGTGCTTGAGGAAAATAACGTTCACGAGAACTCCAAATACTTCTACCTCACTCAAATGGCAGCTAAGTGTTCCGCTAAACGACTTGTTCCAGACTACATTTCTGAAAAGAAGATGAAAGAATACAAGATTGCCAAGGGTCAACTGCCTGGTGAGGGCGACGTGTTTCCATGTATGGGAGCGGCAGTTGGTTATGAAACCGTATCTATTTCCATTGACGGAAAAGTTTATAACGACATCAAGATTGAAGATGCGTTCAAACTCATTCGTGAGCAACTCCGACATAAATCCGAGTGTAATGCCTACGATATGACACTCGCTGACTATGATGGCGTTTGTGGCGTGTACAAGTTGACTCACAGACCAACTGGCTTGTATTACATCGGCTCAAGTACAAACATTGCTCGAAGGCTGGCTGAGCACAGATATTCGTTTGGGTACGAAGGCACGTTTGCAGATAGGTATCGCGTAGATAATCGTCAACTTGACGACCTGGACTTCGAGTTGCTTGAAGTGTGTGACATTGATGACCTATATGAAGTTGAGTCAAAATACACTCAATTTAAGACGAATGACCCAATGTGCATCAACAAAAAAGACCCTGTTAACGACGGGATTTTCGCCATCACAGACCAATTAGACTCACTGGGCGGAAAGAATTACTCAACACACACTAGCGGTTGGGCTGGTACATGGGTTAAAGCGGTGCCAGATTATGCAAACATTCTAATCAAGTCTTGCGGCGAGTGGGTACCAGTCAGAAACATCATGTACAACTACAAGTCGTGTCCACTCAAGTTGATTTCTGTTAGGTATATCAAGAATGGTAAAGAAAACTCCATTATGGTGACATTAGACCACCCGCTTGAGACTCAAAGAGGTCGCGTGCAAGCAAAAGATATCGTCGCTGGTGATAAACTCATTGACGCTAAAACTCGTGAATACTACACTGTGAAGCGTCTAATCTGGAGTGAGCCTGGAATTGAAACTTATGACTTTACAACCGATAACGATATGTTTGACCTGTCTGGAATCATAAGTCACAACTGTCGCTCATTCCTTTCAGTTGACGAAACACGAAACGGTTGGAACAACGTAGCTCGTGCTAAGAACTATGATGGCAAGCCTAAATACTACGGGCGCTTCAACGGCGGCGTCTGTACCATCAACCTACCAGATGTTGGATTGTCTGCGCACAAAGACATGGATGAGTTCTGGCGCATCCTGGACGAGCGTCTTGAGCTTTGCCATAAAGCGCTGCTCTGGCGTCATAAACACCTTATGGGTACGAAATCAGACGCGGCACCAATTCTCTGGCAACATGGAGCGTTAGCTCGACTCAACAAAGGCGAGACTATTGATGCGCTGCTTAAAGATGGTTATTCAACCATGTCTCTTGGTTACGCGGGTATCTACGAGTGTGTCATGGCGATGCTTGGCGTCTCACACACAACTCCAGAAGGCAAAAAGTTTGCCATTGAGATTCTCAAGCACCTAAACGATAAGTGTGACGAGTGGAACGCCGAGTACAACATGGGCGCATCAGTGTATGGCTCTCCAATCGAAATGACTACCTATAAGTTTGCGGCAGCACTCAAAAAGCGTTTCGGCGTTATCAAAGGTATCACCGACCACGACTACGTGACGAACAGCTATCACGTCTCAGTCCGTGAACCGATTGATGCTTTCAGTAAACTCTCCATTGAGGGAGAGTTCCAGAAATACTCTCTAGGCGGTTTCTAAATACTTATCAAGCCACCTTGAAATTTTGTGAACCGTATGGCAAAACGGGTGTGCAACTTCGGTTGTGCTAACGGTGGACGGCAATCGAGCTGATACCGTGCTAAGCCTAGTAAACACTAGGAAAGTGTACAGACTAACGTGTACTGCGGATATTGCCCCGCAGGAAGCGCAAAAAGTGTGAAGGCAGGTCTAACCGCCTACGCTAAGATATAGTCGAAAGGAAAATTAAATGTATCATTGTGATATATGTAACAGGGAAATTAAGAAAAAAATAAGACTTGGTGGGTACACATTATGTTCGAAACACATGCATCAGCTTCACAAGTACGGTAAATTTTTAGACAACATTCAGCGAACAAACAGTGATTTGAATGACTATAAAATTGATTACAGACACAAAACTGTAACGTTCAATATGTATAATCAAAAAAATCTGTTCACCGCTTCGTTCATTGCCGACTTGGAGGACATTGAAAAGTTGAAATATCATAAGTGGCGACTAGGTACTTTCGGGTACGCCATAACTGGTCTGCCAGCAAGAGGAACGCAAAGAAATGCGAGCCACGTCGTTCTAGGTATTGATAGTCGAAAAACTGACCTTGTTGTTGACCACATAAATGGCAACACGCTTGATAACAGAAAGTGTAATCTAAGACTCATTACCCAACAACAAAACTTGTTAAACAGACGACAAAGCAAATCATTCAACGCACCCGCTAAAGGTATATGTTTTGACAAAACGCGAAATAAATGGTGCTCTGAAATAAGATTCGGCGGGACAAGGGTACACTTTAAACGCCAAAAAAATCTTGATGCAGCAGCATTCCAAAGATACGTTGCCGAGAGAATCTTGTTTAAACAATTTTCTCGAACCGAGGAAATCGACAAACTAAAACAGCTATCAAGCTCCTTATCTAACCAAGATAAACTAAAAATTTCCCTATACGTAATTAACAAGTTACATAAATACAACCTTTGTTGATTAGTTACATTGAGATGCCATCCATGATGGACAATATCGAAGCCATCGTCAAAGTAATTCAGCATATTTATGACAACTGTATGTACGCTGAGTTAAACACAAAGTCGGACTACTGCCAGGCTTGTGGATATGATGGTGAGATTCAAATTATTGAAGATGAGAATGGTCGTCTTGACTGGGAGTGCCCTCGTTGCGGAAATCGCGACCATAATACGCTCACGGTCACACGCCGTAGCTGCGGTTATATTGGCACTCAGTTCTGGAACCAAGGTCGAACTGAGGAAATCAGAGACAGGGTACTTCACCTGTAATATCAAAACACGTCTTAGCAATTTTGCTAGGGCGTGTTTTTTGTCTGTTTACAGATTAAATTATGGTATACTGACTACGTAATGACGGCTTACTGCTAAAGGAGCTAAATATGTTAAATGCAGAAATTCAAGTTGCTGCGTATTTCGTCGTATTTTTTGACGCAGATTCAAAAAGTGAAGCCCAACAACTGCACAAGCAACTTGAGAAGGTACTAGACGGCGGAAAATATCTTTTGCCAATGCTGAGCGAAATTCATCACTGCGATTATTCTAATTGTGTAATCGAGTTCAATTTAAAGGACGTTCAAAAGAGTGACGTCGGTTATTACTCACCCGTCGATGTTGAAATTCACAACAAGACAAGGTTCAACGTTGATGACGATACTGACATGGATGACTGGTTCTACGACCTCGATAACATGTCGATGATTGAGTCACTCACTTATGAAACTATGCCAGACGGTTGCAACGCCGATTTTGACGACGTGGGCGCAGACATTTTTGTAGACTAGAAACGAGGTAACAAAATGATTTCATTTAACGGAAGCCAGATGATTTCTCTCAAGGAGAATTACACTCTCCAGGATTTCACCTATAAACTTGCGGTTCAAGAGCTTGAGGAGCTTGAGATTACCGACATTGCCGACCAAAAGGAGTATTTGCGCAGGCGACTTCTTCACGACATTAGCCAGGGTAGGTACGATACCTATTCTCTTGGCTATCTGTCACTGCGAGACAATGGTGATGCTATTGCAAGCGCAATTACCGACGTTTGTTCCTCACTATCTACCGCACTACCACACTGCGCAAAGACTCACAACTTCGAGCTGTTTGGACTAACTCCAGAGAAGGATGACCCTAAATACTTCCGTGGAGATACCATGTACGATATCGCGGTTCGCCAGATTCAGCCATTCGGCTCTATGGACTTTGAGGACTTTAATCTCACGCGTGAAGGCGATGAACTCACCGCATCGGTTACTCCGATTATCACTGCTGAGTTTAATGCGTTCATAAATATCAGTGAGAAACTTGAGTCTCAAAAAGAGGAGCAAGAGAACGGCATGATTGATACAACATCCGATACGTATCGTGAGATTCTCAATCTCATTAAGCCGATGTTTGAAGCATCGTTCATTTACGCAAATCGCGTACAGGTTGTTCGATAATTAGATACACACAATCCCCTGGCGGCAAGCTGGGGGATTACTTGTGTCTCGCGTAAGTGTGAAATTTTTATGTATTTGAAAGTTTATGACCGCAATCAGTGTATTCGCGCTTATAATTGGGTATTACAACTATAGAAAGGTGTTTATGGACACAACCTTTAAGAAAGATAACCGCTATGACCAGAAGCGCTGGAAGGTTATCATCACCAACGTTCGCGGAGAGATTCCCATAAAGCGCGGTGTTGAGACGCGTATGGTTGATTACTCAACGCAGCGTACCTCAACAGTACCAATTTATGACAATATTTGCGGATTACTTGGAATCAATCTTGAGCTTTTCTATGAGGATAATCCAGAGCCAGAATTTGTAGCATATTTTGATTGCAAGCAGCAAGCAATTGATAATGCTAACAATGGTGAATTTGAGGTGCTCGGATTTGACGGCGAAGTAAACAGAGTTGAAGGTTTTAACAACGATACCGCCATTTATTATTGGTACGATACCGTTCCAGATGATGACATCTTAAAACTTATCTGGCACCACGATAATTTATTAGAGTCGAAACTTCCCGACGAATACTCAGTGGAAGATATTAAGCGACTCGCTAAAAAGCATTATGCCGTCGTAGAGGACGAACCAGAACAAATGTTCGATGATGAGGAGACCTGGCGTTACGAGGACGAGATTCTCTACGATTACGACGATGATTATAATGATAATAGTGGCTGCGAAGAATAGGAGATTACATGGCTACTTACATTGCACAGTTTAACGAGTACACGCACAAGGTTCAGACTCTAAAGGTCTCTAGCAACTTTAAGGTTGCAACCGCGCTAGCCACAGCTGGTGACTATAAGCGTATCTATGACCTACTCTCAATCATGTTTGACTACAAGGCTATCGAGAACCTCAAACTCGACAAGGGCGTTATTCTACCCGACGGCAAAGGTGTCAGACGCACATCGCACAAGATGACCACGTTTGATTGCAAGAACCTGTTTGACGCATTTGGTGCACTCCAAGATTTGTCAACCAGAAATGACATTTTGATTGTTATCGTAACCAATCCTCGTCCACTTATGTATATCGACTTCCAGAACAATCTGGACGAATCGGTGCCAAAGTATATGAATTGGAAATCTGGCACCATCTATCAGTGGGCAAAGTAAATTAGCAAAATAACTGTCTCCCCGTGTGATATACTTGTGTAGTTGAGGGCGTGAATTACGCTAATTTAAACTATGTGAGGTGATTTACATGGGGAGACGTGCTGTTATTACAGTTGATTATCTCTATACCATTGGAACGACTAATAAGTTAACCATCGAGGAGCCTTTTGAGGTCAATATGGACGATGGTGAGGTTGGCTTTGAGTTTTCCGAGTTAAAAGCATTACGCGAAATGGATTACAAAATCGACTGGCGACCAGATACTACGTTTGAGGAACTTAAACGAGTTTTACGTCAATACGCTAAAGGTGACGAGTTTTTCGACATCTACCCCGTAAAACTCGATGAACAAAACGTTCTCGCAAAGAGTATTATTGACGACGCAGTTGTTTTGTTTCATAACATGATTGCTGAAATCGACCTGGACGTTCCAGACGATTATGACGGTTCGGACGATGAGTTGATTGCTCAGCTCTATCGTGTAACGGAGCAAATTGTTAATACCTATGCACGCGTAGTATTTGACATCGATGTAAAAGTTTACGAATAGGCTAGCCTGGGAGGATTAAAACATGTCTAAAAAGTTTAAAGTTGGAATCGACTTGAAATGTAACATCAAAAATGACTGTGAGTTATTTTACCTCAATGATTTTAAAGACTATGACTTTTACAACAAGCTCTCAGCGCGAGACGCTGTACGAACTAAAGTATACAACGTTCTCGCTGGCAAGCAAAACGCATTGAATCGCGAAGAATTCGGCAATACATGGAACGACATAAATCGTGAGATTTTTAGATACATTTCGCGGTTCACACATCGCGTCTATAATCAAGAGCATGATGATGTCAAACTTGAATTTGACGACCTTGATGTGCAACCATTAAGTGTAAATGTGGAGCTGATTAGTGCTCTCAGACCAGCAACTATCGTATTCGATGCAGATGTTGTCGCCGAACTAACTTGCAGAGTTGAGTGCGCCGATTCGGCTGATAGAGAAGCTGTGGCGGTCAGTATCGCGGACGCTCTAAAGCGTTACATTCGTAATGAACTTGATTACGCGGCGGACACAGCAATTTCGTTTGTTGAATAGGTGATTGGGCATGAGCGAAATGTTAAAACTTTACGTTCGCGGCGGATTTGAGTTCGTTGATGAAGACACAGGATTTACAACAAGCGACTTCGGAGTTAGCGATAATAGTCTCAATGAATGTGTTACCAGTAGAGATGCACCAGCCTATGAACCCGAGATTGAGTTTGTTAAAGAATGTATAGAGGATGGTGTATACGACAGTGCTGCCAAACTTGCACACGCCGTCGCTGAAGTACCGCACGTTGAAAAGGTTGACTATGTTGGAGATTTGAGTATCGGATATTATGGAGTATACGTCACTGCCACCGCACCATATGGTCAATCAACTAAAAGTAAAACGGAAGTCGGTATCGGTCTCGAAATCATTGTTAAGGTTAAAGACCGCAACGGTGCCGATACGCGGGACATCGCCCATAAGGTAGCGAAAATCTTTAAGAATGACTTATCAAAGCGGTTAAACACGTACATTGATAATATCACCGTCGAAACAAGATATATTTAACCATTGGAGGTTTACAATGCCACAGAATTATGAGATTACTGTCACAGCAGACATCAACGCCGTTCGTAGGTGTGCTGGAACGCTCGATAACTTTATTGAACAAGAGTGTTATGGAGAGCTTGCTGAACATAAGTCTTGCAAAATGCCTGTAAATGACGCGTTTTTGAGCAATACCTATCTCAATGAGAGTATTGCTTACACGCAAATTGCGTGTGAGGATATTGTGGACGAGGTTCCAATCGAGTGTATTGATGATATTACCATCACCGATTGCTCACTTGATAGTTTTAGACTTGAGCGTCTCACTGGTCAACTTGTTCCTCGCGGGAGCAAAAACTGGATTGATGTTGCTGAACAATCAGTTGCTGAGTTTACCATTACCGCCGAGGTTGGTGATGACTGTGATTTGACCGAGAGACAAATTGTGACGACTGTAGCTGATGTGATTGTCGAATCTATTGAGAATAGTGCAGACGCTACTGACATTGACGTCCAAACAACTTCTGAGGTAATGTAAGTTACGCACAAACCGACCACCGCTTAGTTTTACGGATTATCCGTATGAACTGGCGGTGGTTTCTTTTGTGCGTTGAATTTTCTAACTAAATTAGTTAAAATTTTGATATATTGAACGTGAATCGAGCAAATGCGCTGTTCGTTGCAAACATTGAAGATTGTGAATTTTCTATGAAGTAAATTTGATGGTGTTATAATCATATCAACAAACCGCAATGAAAGGACGCGCGATGACAGATAAAGAACTAAACGCTATGGTTTATAGCGATAATCCATGGACACGTTGCAATGCCGCTAGGAACGGTTATGGTCTCGACATTCTCGTGCACGACGATTTTTACGATGTCCGAAAAGCGGTTGCTGAGGAAGGTTACGGTCTTGACGTTCTTGTGAACGATGAAAGTCTATGGGTTCGCGGCGCCGTAGCTCAACAAGGTTACGGTCTTAACATTCTCGTACACGACAAAGATTCACTTGTTCGTAGATATGTAGCAGACCAGGGATATGGTCTTGACATTCTCATAAACGATGATTGTTCAGATGTTCGAGCTGCTGTTGCTAGACAAGGTTATGGTCTTGATGTTCTTGTTAACGACGACAATCCTTTTGTCCGACGCGCGGTTGCAGAACAAGGCTACGGATTGAATACTCTAATTGCAGATTGTGATAGCCTTGTTAGACTTCCAGCGGCAAGCAAAGTTAACAATCTAATGGCTTTGGTCGATGACCCAGATTCTTGCACTCGCTATAAAGTTGCGGGTGAAGAAAACTGTCCAGAAGATGTACTAATCGAACTCATCAAAGATGATGACGACGGTGTTAGAGACGCCGCTTATCGCAGGATGCGACATCTTGTTTACAGAAAGCTCTTTTACTAATTCGCAAAAAAAACGGCGGTCGTTGTGCTAACATATAGTCATTAACCGTTCGTTAGAAAGGACATGAAATGCGCGACGCTTTTTATGAGGTGTACGATGAGTTTATCGAGCTATATGATGACTATTTCCTTGCAGCTAGAGAGATTGGCAAGAAGTTTCCAAAGTACCGCGGAACAGTATATGTGTTCGAGAATTTTGAAGAATTTGCAATCTATGAGCTAAGTGAAGGCGAGCTTTGGAATCTTGTTAACCTTGACACACCGTATGCAAAAATACTCAATCTAAGAGATGCTATTGATTTCGATTCTCTTGGTCGCGATATTATTGAGAATCTGAATCTCAAAAACGTGTTCCCATTCAGTGAAAAGGTGTTCGTTCTCACGGACATGAAAGCATAATCGAGAGGATTCGCCATGTATAAAGCACGATATTCCACGTATAACTCACTTGACGAGTTATGGGAGGTACATCCAGACGCAGTGACATGCATTAAGAGCTGCACTTACGATTATCGTGGAAAAGTTTATATATTTACTGAATTGGAAGATTTTGGAATTTACGAAATGACTGACGGTAGTTATAGGGACATTATCAATTTCGATTCACCGAACGTGCGACCAATTCATCTTGAAAGCGCGATTGATTTTTATGAGCTTGGATACAACATTCTTGAAGCTGGTCTTAAAAATGTAATTTACTCAGATGGGTGGATTTACGTTCTCCCCGACTTGAAATAGTAAAAGTTAACTAAGGTTAACTCGATTGAAAGGATTTGAAATGAACTACAAATATACTGATTACGATAATTTCGACGAGCTTATGGATTGCGATAGTCAAACCGCAAATCTTCTGTTAAAAGAGCTTGACTTGGATGAATCTGATATTGGCAAAGAGCCTTGGATGGACGAATCAATCAATGTATACCCAAATGTTGAGGAATATGCAGTTTATGAACTAATTGACGGTTGGTATCAAAATCACAATCTTGGTGGAAGTTTTGATGGTGCTCCAAATCCAATTGAGTATATTGACTTAACTGATTTTGGCGGCGATTTGATTACCGAAGGAGATGCAAGCATTGTATGCCTGCTTCAAAACGGTAAAGTTGTAACTACGAGTTATGGGTGGTAATCTATGGATTCAACATATTTAAAGTGTACTAACTTTGGAGACTTTGCAGAACAAGACCGAATTTCAGCACTATTGCTGTGTGATGCCCTAAACCTAAACTTTGATTACTTTTACAATTTTGACAAGCAAACTGGTTATGTTGATAAATGGGCAACCACTGACATTTACGTTTATTAAAGTATCCAAGATTTTGCCTTAGAGTATATACACCAAGGACTTAGCTACGAAGGGGTTTATGTTAACGGTGCGTATTGTGCCATTCCAGTAATTGACAAATATATTGACCTTGAGGTATTTGGAAATGTATTACTTGATGAGTTGTGTGCTGATTGTGCACAACTACTTCCAAACGGCAAGGTTGTTGTAATGGATTGTAAGGGGTAAATATGGAAAGCTACCAATGTAAAATATTTGAAAACTTTAGTGAATTCCTTGAATCTGATACACAATTAGCTATGAGGCTGATTTACAGGCTCGGTCTTGAGCATTCCACTGAAAGTCAACTAAGCGTTGAACAACCATGGACGAATCATGAATTAATCGTGTACCCCACCGAATATGATTTCGGTTTGTACCAACTTCAAGATGGTTTATACAAAGTATTCAACTTCGCAGGTAATAATTATGGTTCGTTGCGAGACCCACTTGATTTTATCGATATGAACCTGTTTGGTGAGAGACTCGCGGAGGACTTTAACAATGAAGGTGACAGATATATTTACCTTCAAGATTGTGTAATTGAGTCTCCTTACGGATTTAAGTAACAAAATAAACCCCTAGAGAACACTCTCTGGGGGTTATTTTTTATTCACTATAGCAAGTTCCTCGAACCCAGTCAATAAACTCGTCTGTATAAACATACAAGCCACACGGCAACTGTTCACAATTGTTAGTAAAGTTTGAGTGAACCTCTAAATCAACTTTACCGCCCGTAACTTTTTTAATCTCGCGCTTTGATACGCTTCGACGCGTATCGTCGAAAATTGCAAGACGCTTATAATTTACGACCATATCCACGCCGTTAAATTTATCATCGTTTGTGTTCTTTGAACCGCGCAAGTAATACATGAGATAGCACTCTCGATATAGAGCAGGATACACACGAGCAATTCTCGACTTTAGTTCGTCAAACGAAAATAACTCTGGTTTGCGCGGCAACACCGTATTAAAATGTTCACCTTTGTTAGTATCGGCGTGAGGTTTAAGCATAAAACCATCTTCGCTCACGGTACAATTTAACTCTAACCACGCGCTGTAAAATTCAACAGGCGTTGGAATACGTAAGTTTTGCTCAATCAGTTCGTAGAATACATCTACAAACGGCGGCAGCAGCACGTTCTCGAAATATGTATCGCGGCGATTAGGTAGTGTTTTGTATTCATCGAACATGTGTTCGATTGAATCAGCATCAACGTCAATCCAGTTGCAAGGCAACGCAATGCCGTTGATGTACCAACCGTTCCAGTATTTGATGACGTAATTTTTAGTCATGTAACCTCGCTTTCTGGTTCAAGAATACTGTGAAAATCAAAATTTGTCAACGTTTTTTTTGTCGTGTAATGGTATACTTAATATTGCAAGTGTTAAAGACGAGTGATTGGAACAACGCATGGAAGTGATGTTTTATATTATTGCTGGGAAGTTTAATCCATCAAATGATGATTTTCCAGTAAAGACGCTTATTACTAAAGATAAGTTTGCGGACAAGTACGCTCAAGATTGCACCAATTTGTTAGACCAGCAAGATATTTTTAAGATTATTGACAAGATTGAGCCTGCGGTTGCAAACGGAATTGAGTGTGTCCAACCACGTAAAGATGTTGGGTTCAATGGCTTTGTTGTTGAAGATGTTATAGCCACGGGATATTGGTTCTGGATTGATACTGATAACACGGTATGTGTAACCTGTAGGTTTGATATCGAATTTGATATATTTGCAGACGAAAACCATAAATTAACCAATGAGTTGTTATTGGACATGCTACACAAAGCTATTGAAAAAGCGATAGCGAAATCTGGTCTATCAAGCATCGTTAACGATGTTGAAATGTAAAATCTAAGGAGACGAACATGAACAAACAAACATTTTCAATTGAGTTTTCATTTGATGTTGATGCTGGAACCATTGAGTTGCTTGATGACGACAAGTGGTGCGTCAACCAGCTCATCACCCCAGAGGTATTCATTGAGCGTTATCGAAATTACAAACTCGATTTGATGGACAAAACGCACATTGACGAGACTGCGCAACAGGTGCTAAAAATTGCGGAAAACGCTATTAAAAACGTGGAAAACGCTGTTAAAAACGCATTCAAAGAAATTGCTGGTTGCGCGCGTGGCGCAGGCGTCGATTTTAAGACCGTTATTGACCATGCAGACGTCGCCGACATCGTGTATCCAGGATATGCATTTTGGTACGATGAATATGGAAGCATTGGCGCTAGATGCACAACTTTGATTGTTGTGGATGTATTTACAACGGCAGACGCAAGTATTGACGACGTTTGGCTGTACCTAGTACTAAATACTATAATGAAGCGTGCACTCAAAGACGCTGGGCTTTACGGTAAGATTACCTGGTTCGATTTCGATTTTTAAGGAGTAAATATGAACAGATACCAAATTACCGCAGATATTGACGCAACTGTCTGGTTGGGTGTTCTTGAGGACTTCCAATACGCGCCAAGGAAGATTGATTATAAAAAATTGAAAGAATTTTTCACGTTTGGTGGAATTTATATCCCATCTCATAACGAGCTTGAAAATCAACTTGCTACATTGAGCAAAGATATCAAGAAAGAATTTAAGCTCTATTTGCGTGAGATTGCCGATGAGCGTAAATTCGGGGTGTATATTTTAGACGTTCAGTTACCACTTGGCGACGAAGCATTTATTTCCAAGCACGGAACTGCAAGTGTGTTTGTAAACGGAACTTTTGAAGTCGTTATGGACATGAATGTTTCAACAGAGTGCATTCGCGATATTGTTAGTGGTGCGCTAGATAGAGCGCTTGACGCAGTATACCAGAGCAGTGATTATTTGAGTGCGTGTGATAGGGCGTGCCTAGACGTTCAAAAGACTGGAGATTAACATGAACGAAGAAATTGCTGGATATTTATGGGTAGATGTGTATCTACTGTTAGAAAAAGTTACATTTAATAATTTCAACGTCTCGATTACTGATAAAGGTATTACACTTGATATGCTTCTGAGCGAGTTTGAGGATTTAGATTCATATAGCCTACCAGATTTATATGCAGGAGCAAGACGCGATGTGGAAAGATATGCGGATGCCCTAAAAGAGCCATTAAATGATATCCTCCGCCCGCTTTTTGAAAGTCACACCGCCGTTATGAGCGACGATGCTGGTACTAACGACATCATTGTGTTTAAGAACGGTTGTGTTTGGGTTAGCCGCCATTTCCGCGCGTATGTTGTTGGTCAGAATCCAAAATTGCCAAAAGAGGAACTCAACGAAAAAATTGAACAAGAACTTTCCAAATATCTCGATAAAGAAATAGCTGGCATTTCACCAGAATTCATTTACGCAACCGTTGTGCCAGCCATTAAGTAATTTAGATTGGAATTCAAAATGATTGAATATAATAGTTTAACTGTGGCATTTCAAGTTGACTTATATACAGTATGCGATAGGTTTACACCAGATTTGAGAATGTTGAGCCATATCGGTCACTCACAGATTGACGAGGATGATTTTAAATTGCTTTTTGGTAGGAATACTGATGTGGCAAATGATTATTATCGGACTTTACACGAGATAAACCACAGTTGCCTGTATGATTTGATTAGACAAGCCCTCAAACAGAATTTTGAGCTACTGCTCATTAACTGTAATCGTGGTGATGAGCCAGTTTATAAGTTTGCAGATTCCATGAATAACTTGGTATTGTGTGGAAAAGCTCCATACGTAATCGCAGTCGAAACACCCGAAGAATTGAATGCCGAAGATAAACGTGAGCTACTTATTAAGATATGCAAGGCGATTAACGACGAGCTTAGCAGGTTTGAAGTTCACACAGGTTCAAGTGCATTTCTTGAAGATGTGTGTACATATTAGAGATTGAAGGAACAGAAAATGCGTGAAGATATTAGCGGGCACGTCACTTTAGATACCTATTTAGTATTCGACAAAGCTAAAGTAACTAACGAAAATAGCAGTCTAACTAATAAGCTAATTGGTTTTGATACTTATGTTTATGAGTTTCATAGAGACTTATATAGTACGTCTGATTCGTATGCGGAAGCAGTACTCAGTTTGAATAAGTATATAGATGCTTTGGACGAATACGCTAAAGATGTTATCGAACAAATGTTCGATTCTTGCACCTTCGATATATGGAAGACGTCATATACTTCAGACGTTGAGGTAGCTTCCGATGGTATTGCAACGATTTACATGAACTCAAATGTGTGGTTTGACGGAGATAATCCATCTTTGCCAAGGGACAAAATTGTCGCCGAGATAAAGCAACGAATTGACAACCGACATGGTGGCAACTTGGCAGCTATCGCCGATGCACTAATTGCAGTCTTCGTTGACGTGTACATTGATTAGATTAACCAGAAATGGAGTGAATAAATGCGTATTGGTATAACGACGTCTGCGACCTTTAAATCAAAAACATACGTTGCTGGCGCAACAAAGGCGAATATGAGCGGTGCTATTACGGGCGATACTCCAGAAGCCTTTGTTGAAGCATTACATGATGTAAATGACAATCACGCAAAGGATGATATTGAGTCCGCGCTAGACTATATCTCAGACGCGAAGTGTGAGTTCGTCAAAGAGCTAAAGTATCAGTTTTCAAGCTTAGAATATTTGGAGCCAGAGATTATTGACTTTTGTACACGATACGACGTTTGCAGGGATACAGTAAAAGTCATCGCCGCTGGCTATGACTGCGTAGAAGTAACGAGCAAGATGTATCTCAACGTGACGTTAGACGCCACAGTCAAGCACATTAACCAGGATACTGCTGATAAACTTGCAAGTCTATTAGCCACCGTTAAAAGCTCAATTGAAGATGTTGTAAACTATATCGAGACTCAATACCATATTTCTATTGAGTACGCCGTCGATATCGCTTAGAAGGGAGTAGCGCATTGAGCAAAACAGAATCAATTACCGCGTATTTTAAAGTCTATATTTACACAAGTGTTCCAGAAGCAAAACCATATTTAGATAAGCTGACTGATGAGCCTAGTTTATTACCGAATCATGATGACATTCAAAGTATTTTCGGTAAAGATACTAAGAAAATTAGTGATATCTATATAGACATACTTGATACTCAGTTTGAAGTTACAAAAGCTGTACTTAATCGAGCGATTCATCCCAATTTCGATGTGTATGAAATGGGCTTTGGAACTACCGACCATATGGGGTATGTATTTAACGGCGTGCAAAACACCTTACAGTTCGTTGGTTGTATGGAGGTTGTTGTTGGACTCGAAATACCTCACGAAACAACTCCACTCACAAGAACTAATGAAATTGATAGACTTGCTAGAATGGTTGAAAGTACACTCGCTCAAATGAGGGAAAGTTGTGGTATAAATGCGACGTGTGGCGAAATGACTACTCATTAGAATAGGAGAACGGCATGAGTAACACCTATAACGTCCGTATTGAGGGCAATCTTGATATTAAGGTGCTCGTGGCTAGTTTCGGTTATGAATATGAAGAAACCTTTGACCACTTAAAGCATGCTCCGCTTGAGTATGTCGCTAAATACTTTCATGGCGGCGGGGAGAGATTTACTAAATGTTTTATAAATTCCTTCGAGGATATTATCGCAACACTTAACGATATAGACGCGTTTCTAAAATCTAATGCTGAACAATTCCTCGGAGATAGTTTTACAGTAAATGACGCGTGTATAAGCAATGCCAGGATTGATGCCGATACTGTTACCTTGAGTGAAGGTGACTGCGCGTGTTCCACGGGTGGTGCATGGTTTACGCTTGACATAACAATTACAAGCGAGCTTGATGAATATGACATAAAGAACTATGTGTATGAGACGTGCAAACGTTTGCTTGATAAATTCGTCGAAATAGGCAATTGCCATAGAGCACACGTAAGTAGAGACGAGCGCTTTGCTTTCGAGATTACAGAAAACCAATGTTAACAAATAAAGGGAGCATTAAATGAAAAATGAGACTACTGAAGTTATGATAGGATTCGATGTAACACGAACCATTGAGCGAATAACTATTGACGACGATAATAAAGAGTTGGTGGAGAGAAGCCTTGATGCTGGTGAATTTGCGAACTGTAGCGGTCGTTCAGTTATCGAGGTAAATGCAATCATAGATGACGCCGTTAATAAAATGAATTATTGTTTTGCAAGCCTAGAGGTTGACGTTTTAACGGCTCTTAAAGGACGATTCGAAAAAGAAACTCAAGTAAAATCTTTTGACAACCCCGCTATTGAAATGTGGGTGTCTGATAGAGGAGACGTATACTTGCGTGGAAAATTGAACGTTACAGTATCTAATCACAACGGATTCTCAGACGATGACGTGGATTATATTGAGGGTGTCGCAGATGATGTTATGACAAACAACGTAGATAAAGTAACTGACATAACGTGGTACGCCATGCTCTAGGCGCTCTACTATTTTCAAGATTACAGAAAACTAATGTTAACAAGTAAAGAGGGTACAAAATGAACAAATCAACCAACCTTAAAGTGGCAGTTAGCACAGACGTATGTATTTGTGATGTCAATCGTAACGAAATCGACGATATTAGCGTAATTGAGAAATGTTCTTCGGTTGACGATTTTTATGATAACTATGGTGAATACGTTAGATACGGTTGCAATCGTGAAAGATTCCATTACGCAGTTGGATATTTGGAGCGCTCTATTGAGCATGGAGTATGGATGATTATCGATAAGGAGCTTCACGACCTATACGGCGGACATATAATTTCGACCAATTGCTCTACACAGATTGGTGACAAACTTCAAACAGACCGTCTCGGAAGCGTCCTCGTAGACATAACCACCAATATTGACGTTGAGGTTGATTGCCCAGATTCCACAAAAATTGATTTACATATGTTACGCAATGAACTAGAAGCTGAGCTTGGAGCAACAATTGACTTGGACGGCGAAGGTTTGGTGCCTGTTACATGGGGACTTGAACTAACATCGGCTGATAAAAACTAAGGAGAACCACGACTAAAACAGCTACAATTACATGTGAGTTTGAGTACAGTTTGTGTATTTGTCAGTTAACACAACAAGACGCTGAACTGGCTAACCAAGTGTTTGGATGCGGGTCTGTCGAAACGAGTGAGTTTTATAGAATTGCTGAGCAATTGCGTGGCGAGCTTCTTCCAGAATCGGAACTCGACCGCTTGGCAAATATCGTTAAAGACTCTCTATGTGAGAAACTCAAAACATCATTGCCCAGGCATTTCGTGTCAAATGGCGGGGCAAAGATTGCTAACATTGGTGTAACCGCGTTTTACTACGGAGATAAAGTTTTTGTAGACCTGCGCAGTCCCCGAGTGTACATGAATGTGTATATTTGTGTCTCAATTGAAGTGACTCTTGACGATAAAAAGTCGATTGACCGCGAAAAACTATTTAAGCTAATTGAAAACCGTTATGCCGATTTTGCATGGTACGGAGAATTATCCCGATACACGATTAGGACGCAATTTGGCGAGCTTGAGATTGAGTATAGATAGGAACACATATGTCAAGACCAAAAACAGTTACTACAGAATTTGAGTTTACCTACCAAGTTGTAGTTGGACAACTAAGTCCCAGTAGCGGCATTCAGTCATCAAAACCCTGCTCAATACTAGGACTTTACGAGAAGTTTGCGGGCGAGCACAGTGAACTATTATCATACAAAGATGCTGAGGACGCTGCGGGCACGTTTCGAGATAATTTGTACACGGCGATTCGTGATACTGTGAGAAAGCACTTTGCTCAAAATGAAGGCGTGACGCTTGAAGACGTGTCAATAACGGATTTTGATTTTGACTATGGCGCGTTTATTGATGCCGACCTTAACGTAACGATTGATGGTTTAACGCGCATTCAAGTCATCATATACGTTGAGGACAGAACCGCCTTCGACAGAAACGAATTGCTGAGCCTTGTTACAGACAGGTTCCGCAAATCGCTGCGAGACCCAAAATATGCCAAGAATATTGGCGATTACTATGAAGTTTCGATTAGCGAGTTTATAGAGCGTTAGGGAGTGATGTTAAATATGAATAGAACGTATTATTATGATTTAAAAGGCTCAATATCTGTTTATAGTATTGTGTTAATTGAAAGTGGCAATGACTCCGACGGACGACTTGAATCAATATTTGGAGTCTCGGACAGGAATATTACGTTTAAAGAATTTTTATCAACAGTTAAGAAATTAGGTATTGAAGAAAGTAAATTTCGCGAATTGTTACACTCGACAGTTGACGGGTTTGTCCAAGCGTGGTGTAAAGAACTTAAAGTGGCATTTAATAGCTGCGTAACGGCGGAGCTTACTGATTTTGAAATTAACGGTGTACGTGTTAATAGTAGTTTTATTGAAGTTGATATTACAAGCAATTACGAATATGATGTAAATGACTGCGCCGATAGCGATGAATGGGAAGATTGTGCTAAATTTATAAACAAATGTGCCGACAAGTTGGCTGGAAACGCTTATGAATCGAGTGTCTACAATAATTATATCTTTAGTCTTGAAGACTGTGAGGTAGATGTAGAGTTTGCTGATACACCATCAGAGCCAGATTACGATGGTGACGATTACGTTAGCGTCCGATATGTCCCCTTGAATATTTAGTTGACATAAATTAACACTAAACTACCTGGTAATGGCACGCGCTGTTACCAGGTAATTTCTATTTTAAGCGGCACGAAATCGATTCTAAGCACGCATTTATATTCGGACGGTTAATTATTCACCATGTATCAATAACGTGTCTCAGAATTGATTACAGCAAGCCATTTTCTGTATGTATCGACTGCGGGGAGAGTTTTCTTGCGAACGCAAGGAGCTTTCCCCGCATTATTTGTATACCGACAAAACGTTCAAAACGTTCATCTGAAAATCGCGATTTCGGAGCCATTTATTAGTTATATGAAACAACGTTCATTAAACGTAAAAATATGTAGTATTTGATGATTTGCATGGACAAAACAGTCGCGAAGCCATTTTCAAAGCCATTTGCAAAATAAAAAAATGGCTCCGAAAATGAAAAAAATGGCTCCGAAATGGCAGAAAACGACCAAAAACACGCCCTCTGAGCTGGGCGTACCCTTTTCGCAGGTAGATGGCTTGAAAAAAATGGCGTCCAAAAATAGGCTCTGACCTGCTATTCTTTCTCTCAAAGCCATTTTTTTGATAGAAAAGAGAGAAAAGTATACGTAATTTTGCAAGTGTAAAATCGCGAGAGGTTTTGCACACTTTTGGTTAAAAAAGTGGCTCCGAAAGGTATTTTCCCAGGTCAAGGTGCATTTTTCGAAGCCATTTTTTTTAAGCGATTTACCAGGGAAAACGGTACGCGCAGGTCAAGTGGGGTGTTTGGAGCCATTTTTTTCATTTTCGGAGCCATTTTTTCAATTTTGCAAATGGCTTTGAACGCAAAAAAATGGCTCCGACTTTTAAAAGTTAACCGCAGCTAACTTATCAGATATAAACGTTTGAATATAATTATATGAACAATGTTCGTTTAAAATAATTTCAAAAATATCTGGACTCTGGCGAAATTCTGCGGTATAGTTATATCCACGACGATTGGAGAACAAATGATTACACGCGAACAAGCCATTGCTATTGCCGAGGATTATTTCAACGGAGACTTCAAAGCAAACTATTGTGAACATCGCTTTGAGTATGCTGAGTCTGAGAAACGTTGGTACGGCATTGTGTATTTACATGAGCCAGACTGGAGCAATCCTTACGCGGGTGATACGACACTATATATTCCATACGAGTTCCACATTGATGAGTCTGGAAAACTCACCGAAATGAATTGTGTAAATTCTATGAACCCGCTTGTTTGGTAGTATACTAGACGTATCAAACAGAAAGGACTTGCTATGGCATATGATGTTACTTACAACGCAGATTTTAATATTCTGGCGACCATTACCGCACCGCTGTTTAAATCTACTGACCCAAATATCAAACTTGATACCAATGCAACTTTAAGTCTGGCAAACCTCGTGGCTAGTCATATCAACCGCAGATACAAAGCCGTGCCGACAAAAGTTGGCGCGGCAACAGTTAGACTAGACAGTGCATATGGCTCAGCTCCAATTCAAGAGTTTGTTAAAGAGAAAGTAGCCGACGGATGCATCTATTCGGTAAGATTTAATGTTGCTTGGGAGATTTTTGGAGCAACTATTGACGTTTCCAGTCGAATTGATAAAGACCAGTCTGCACTTGACGAGATTAAGCGCGACCTTGAGTGGGAGTTATCGTCAGATTTCAACACGAATAATATTCTGTTTGTTACCAACTATGACGCTCCAAAAGTTAGCGTAAAAATCAGCGACATTAAAATTACCGATGACGAGCTTGATGAATTTGAGCGCGACATTATCGCAACTGTTAGGTACAATCTTGGCGCCGATTTTGACGGAACTGGAAAACTTGACTTTTATGATTGGTACGGCGAATTAAGTAAGACCAACAACATCCCAACACTTAAACAGCTTATGTTTATTGAGGATATTGAGGATGAAACGGGCGAAACATTTAGAGGTTTCACCAAGGAAGCTGCTACAAAGTTTATTAGTGCTTACGTGGATGACCGTGAGAGCTATGACGACTACATGGGCGATTGCTTGAACTACTAATTCTGGAAAGGCTAATGATGATTGACAATAGAGTTAATGTTGCTAAAAAGCTACGAGAGACGCCAGAGAAACTGGCTAAAGAGAATTTTTATGACGACGCTTCATACAAGATTGAACCGCTGCTATTCGAGATAGTTTACGAAATCATTTGCGGCTCGGACGAAGGCTTATATGATGATGTCTTTACTAAAACCGCTAACCTCATTGACCCTACATGTAAGCCTATGATTACCGTTGAGAGTCTTACAGAGTCGCTTACAAAGTATACGTCTGAGTGCTCTGAGTGTGGAGCAATCTTTGGAGATTTTCCGACACGCGAACAAGCAGAAACGACACACCCTGCGTATTGTCCTTGCTGTGGCTCGCGAGTGATTAGTATTGACTCTGGAAAGGAATAAACGTGGCTGTTGAAAAGAAACGAATTAACATTTACGTACCAGTAGAGTTGTACACAAAACTAAAGCAAATTGTTGATTGCTGGGGAAGCTCAGTTAATGGGTACCTTGTTTGGCTTATCGGAAATGAGGTGTATGACTTCGAACAATTCTCCGAACAGGAGAACTCGCTAGACGATGCGAAGTTAGTTAGACGTTCATTCACCGATATTTCAGAAAAGACCTGCTACCTTGAGTACAACGAGTGGATTCCATCTGGCGGAGACGAGTGTGACCTCGAATGGGATTGGCGGTGCTCAAACTGCGATGCGGATTTAACAGACCGTTACGAAGATTTGGACATCAAGACGCCAGAGGAGCTAGGTCTTTTTCACTGCCCTCATTGTGGAGCCAGAATTTTGGGAACTCGCTATAGAAAGGATGACGATAGTGAACGATAAAACCAAAATTGCTGCCGACTTACGACACGCGGCAGATTATCCAAGGGATTGGATGCGCAGACTTGACCCTAGACTGGGAGTGCCCCACAACACTTTGTATGAAATGATGCGTGTTACTGGGTGTTTTGAGAATCACAAATCTGCTAACCCGCCTATTTTATTTCATAGACTTGCTGACATTATTGACCCAACGTGTCACAACAAGCAAATCGAGATTAACAAAATGGCACCGCTTGAGTTCAGAACAGATAACCTCATTTGTTCGAACTGTGGCGAGACGTTCTGTGCTGACCCAGACGGCATTAACGCGCCAATCGACTGGACATATTGCCCAAACTGTGGTTACAGAATCGTAGAAACTAACTCTGGAGAGGATAACAATAGTGAACGATAAAACTAACATTGCAAGCGCGCTCGTCAATGCTGGAACTGAGCTTGATAACATGGCAAATGCAACCGTAGAGGATGCGTTTGGCAAAATCAACATCATCGTCAATCACACAGACGAGCATGACGTTTTCTTGCCACTGTTTGACCGCTTAGCTATGCTCATTGACCCAGTTACCAACGTCGTCGTTGAAACTAACGAAGACGACGACGTTGAATATATATTCTGTGGAGGTTGTGGTGAAGAATTTTCAACCGACCTATTCAATGAGCATGAGATTACACATTGTCCATATTGCGGTTGTCGCTTTAGGAACCCGCGACAAAATTAACGAACACTTGCCGCCGAAGCCAACGTGGATTATCCACAAAGGTTTCGGCGTTTTTTTGTTCGTTGAGTGTTCTCGCTAAATTAGTTAAAATTTTGATATATTAAATGCAAAACGAACAAATCCGCTATTCGTTGCAAACATTAAAGATTATGAATTTCTTGTGTAACTGCGACAAACGTGGTAAACTATATGTACCAAAACAGAAAGGCGGTTTATATGTTTACTTATTACAATCTTAGGCGCAAGAAGCTAAGTTTCTCATACGCTATCCCATTCAATTTTACTCGCGACAACGATTATTACACGGGAGATAGCGAGTATAACTTACTAAAAAGACGCGACTATGTGCTCGTCAGATTCTTAAATGGTGGAGATGATTACGATTGTCTACAAACCATTGACCTCAAAATTGGAAACCAACATAGTCTGTGGCAACAACTCGATAACGTAAACAAGTTTTCTCATGATACCCTTAAACGTTATGACGCCGATTTCTTGGCAGACTTTGCAAGAAACAAGCTCAGCATCGACCCGTTCAAGTTCTTGAAGGCTGTTCCTATTTTTGAGATTGAGAGTATGCAGCTCTACGTGTATATGCCACCAGTTGATGACTTTGGAAACCTTCGGATTGGCGATGACCGAATCGGAAACATTGACGTGACCGTAGAGATTACAGTCATTACCGTTGATATGGGTTCTGAAGATTTCGAAAAATGCACCAAGGCAATATTTGCTGCTATATGGTCAAGTGGTATTGAAACTGAGCACGAAAGGATTGACGACCTCGGAGAGGTCGATGAACCTTGTACAATTGTAACAAGTATTGATGAGCACTCCGATGGCACCACGGTGTATGGTTATACGGACACCCCGAAATCTCAAGTAACTCGCAATAGCACCCCGTTAATGACAGAACACAATAAAGAGCTTGCGCGAAGGTTCTATTGTGGTAAGGTATGGACGTGTGATGCACTAAAATTTGCTGAAACTTACTACGAGCATCGCGATAATTAAATTACTCCATCAACTCCCGTCATTATGTGGTACATAAATACACCTATACTTAGACGAGTGAATATAAAAAACCGATTGAATTTTTTTGCTTACATGTGTTGTTTTATGTCAATGAAAGGAGGATGGCATATGACCGTAGTCAAAAAGGGCGTCAAGGTAAGACTTTACCCAACCGAGGAACAAAAGATTTTAATAGATAAAACTTTCGGTTGTGCGCGTTTTGTGTACAATCAAACACTTTCTGACTGTAAACGGTCATACGAACAATCAAAGCATTTTCCCTCCAAAAATGAGCGCGTCAAAAACTTAGTTTCACTCAAGGAAAAATATGAGTTTTTAAAAGAGGTGGACTCAAGTGCATTACAGCAGTCAGTAAGAGACTTTAATAAAGCATTAGATAGCTTCTTTAAAAATCGAAATCGTTTCGGGTTTCCTAAATTTAAATCAAGACGCAGAAACAAACAATCTTACAGAACTCCGTACAACGATTGCAACTCTAAAGTTTTAGACACTAGACATCTAAAACTGCCGAAATTGGGAAGGGTCAAAACCAAGCATTTCAATATGCCGAAGGTATATAGGATTTTCAATATAACGGTTGAAAAGAAACCATCTGGAAAATACTACGCTTCGATTTGTATTGAAACCGAGGTACAGCTATTACCAAAAACAGGAAAGCGAATAGGTTTTGACTTGGGTCTAATTGATTTGCTTATTGGTAGTGATGGAACTAGGGTTGAACGACCAAAGTTCAATTATCTCTATAAAGATAAACTCGCCAAGGAACAACGTAAGCTCTCAAAGATGAAAATCAAATTAGAGAGAGCTAAGTTAAACCTTGATGAGTGTAAGAACTATCAAAAGCAGAAGCATAGGGTAGCTAAGTTGCACGAACATATCGCTAATTGCGCGAAAGACTTTAATCATAAGTTAAGTCGAAAGTTGGTTGAGAGATACGACCTTATTGCGATGGAAGATTTAAATGTAGAAGGTTTACTTAAAAACCATAAACTAGCTTATTCTATTGCTGACGTAAGATGGTTGCAACTTACAAATTTCGTTCGATATAAGTGTAATTGGTATGGAAAAGAATTTAAGCAAGTCGATAGATTCTACGCCAGCTCAAAGATTTGTTCTTGTTGTGGCGCATATCGCAAGGATACCGTCAACTCACTCTCAATTAGAGAATGGACTTGCCCCGACTGTGGTGCACACCACGATAGAGATATAAACGCTGCAAGAAACATATTGATTCAAGCCTTGAGTGTGGCTTAAAACACTTCGGAAAGGCGCAACCGTGGTAAATTAGTTCGGAGATGGTAGTTCGTTAAGAATGAGAGTAACCCGAATGTTCCCAAGAAACTGCTTGGTTTTATGCCAGCGCTCTTACCAACATGTGATATAATATACTTAAAGATTAAATCAACTACAGATAGGAGTCGCGCCGTGAAACTACCAAGATTTTTAGCAAATAGCTATCTAACCGATGCAGATAATTCCGAATTTGATTATGACGATTCTGACTTTTTCCATTCAAATCCAGACGATTACGTAGAACATTTCAAAGTAATTTTCAACGACTACAATACTAACGTTGTAGAAATTAAAGATGTGTCTACCAATAAAGTTTATACGTTTACCAAGTACACGTTTGAAATGGGTAGCTACATGGAGGAAGATGTTTTAGAATATACATACGGTGGCTACCAAGAAGGCAAGTATTTCGAGTTTGACGAGGACGAACGAAAGTATATTGAAGTTGAACCATTCAAGTATTTTAATGAGTTCGCAGAGAAATACATCGAGTCTGGCAAAAATGACTTCTTGTATCTAACTGACGGATTTGAGGACTTAAACCTGCTCATTCCAGATTGCGCTGAAGACAGAGCGACTAACTTAGAAACAATCGAAGACGTTACTGAGTTTATGCACTCGCTCGGATATGAAAGACTTGGAGCGTAAGCAGCATGGAACATAATCAAGATTTGACAGTCGCTTATGTAACCGTAAAGGTAGACGGTGGTGTAAACGTACTGAGGAATATCTTTCATTTCAATAGTGAAGCCATTGAAGATGCGTTTAGGAATGAATTTAATGATATGGCGCGGTTAACGGATTTCGTAGCCGTTAGTGCCGCTCAAATAGGTGCGAGTATTAGCTACGCTGAGGAGCGTGCAGTTTTAACGCTGGGTCTTATACTCGACATCGAGTGCGATGAATCAAGTAATAATTTTGATTATGCAAAATCATTATTGAGCATCGTATATCCAGAGCAGTTTGTTAAGGAACTTAGCCAGGCAACGACGATTGAATCGCTTGTCCCCTATGTCGCCACAAAAGCGGTTCGCGACTTAGCCGAAGGCGACGAAACGATTGATTATGAAGGTATCGAGACTGAGGTTGAGATAGCGAAATAACGAGAATTGAGGATATAATGCTAATCACCGAAGATAATGAGTTGCTGTTCTCCGTTTTATTCGAGCGTGACTTTTCACCACAGGATGCAGAAACACTACTCGGCTTTAAGCCGAATAATGGGAAACATGTGTGCGTTTCCGACACATGCGTTTCCAATCACCATAGAGGTGAACAATCTATTGACGCCATTGAGCGTACATTCGGGGAACTCATATTAAAAACACTTGCTGGCGCGGATAATGATGGTGATAAAATCCAGATGCTCCGACCAACACTTGACACAATCATTTCTAATGGAAATGATAAAGACGGGTTTCTGCTCGAATTTATATTCTTCGTAGTTATTGAGTGTGCGGAGCAAGATGTTAATGATGGGCGCATTTTTAGAAAACTCGTCAAATCGCTCCCAGCAGGATGGCAAATTATATAAAAACAGCGGACTGGAGATTATATGGACGTTGTTGATGGTTGCGCACCATTTGTACTCACTATGACGCTTGAATACTCGCCAGATGACACAGAATCATTACTTGGATTCAAGCCGCAAAACGGAACCAATTATTACGGTTTATATGATTTTCCAGATAAGAGCTACTATTACAACATCATGCGCGGCATGGGAACACTTATAGTAAATGTTCTTACTAGGTCAATTATTGACGACGGTTTTGAAATTGAGAAACCAACTCTCATGTCTGTTACAGTGAGTGGGAAGAATGAAACGTCGTTTGCGGTCGAGCTTGAGTTCACGCTGTTTGTCAATGGCGTAAATTCGAGTGAGCAATGTGATGAAGTGTATAACAAGCTCGTTGCAGCTTGCCCAGATAACTGGGAAATTAAGTAGATTGATTGAGAGGTATTAACTATGAGCAATGGGAGAATCGTCAATTTTACAACGTGTGTCAGAAATAGCAGCATCTATGACGACCGCGTTATTAAGCTATTGATTGGGTTTGTTCCGACAGAAGATGAATGCGAATCACTATCTATGGAACAGCTGAGAAATACCGAACTTGCAACTCGTGAAAAAGAGCACGCGGACGAAATCATAAATTATCTAAAGGATATTGAAGCAAACTACCCAGGAATTATGTTTGATGAACCAGTGCTTGCTTATATGGGTGTTGAGTATTTTGATGGACGTGAATTTTTTGGAGTGTTCGAGTTCAATATTTGTGGCGCCTACGCAGTGCCCGATGGAGAAACTCTAACTGATAGTGAAATACGAAAGATGATTGATAATATTGTGTTTGAGCATTGCGAGATTCATCTACATTAAACGAAGTATCTATTAAGGAGTTGATAAATTCATGAACGCCAAAGATACTATTGATATTCAAGTTAGTTTCGGTATGGATTTAGAAGCAGATGACGTGTTGCAATTGCTTGGAGTCGTACCAAAAGACGGTCTATGTGAATTTGGTCTATACGATATTCCAAATAGAGACTTATTTCACAATATAGAACACACGTTCGGTACATATGTTAAAAGTGTGTTAACTAGGGGTATTGGTGATTGCTGGGGATTAGATATTAACAAACCAGTTCTGGATGGAATCGGAACTCATGGCTCATATAAGACGTTCTTTTATGTATGCCCATTGTTTACCGTAACTCTTACATTTAACTCAATTGATGCCGCCGAGAAGTTTAGTGATGACGACCTAAAACTTGTGATTGCTGAGATTGCAAAATCTTTACCAAGCAACATGTTAATCGGAGTAGTCGTGCCAGACAGTAGGATTGTCGTATTTATGTGGTACGACAATGACGATGGTGACAATCCAGACATGCACGTACTCAACATGCAATATTTCGATGCAACCGACAACAATATTGAGTTCGCGAAGAAATACGCGCGTGGTACTGCGGTTAGAGGTGTTGACCATATCGATGCTTTTGACCCAGAGAAAGACGCTCGTCAATTTGCACAGCTTATGAGTTTATGTAATGGTCTTGTTATTTGCGACTAAGAGAAATAGACTATCATGGATGAAATTAACCCACAACATGAGGTAACAGCACGTAAGCTACACCGTTGCTCGTGGTGCGACAAGGAGATACTTCCAGGTGAGAAATATGTAACATCTACACTCAAAACAGATTATATTTACGAGTGGCGTGAGTGTGACAGGTGTAAGTCCTATGTAGATGAAATGTTTGACGACGATGTATGGGGTGATTATGACCCCGATTACGGTATTGACGCTCAGACATTTTATGAGTTCATGCTCGATAAACACCCAGACGTATTAGACAAATGGCAATCCGTTGATACCGCCAACTAACAAGAAAGGAACCCCTTATGCCAACCATAACATTCACTAAACTTATCGACGCAAACTACCATGAACACTTTGTTAACATAAACATGATTGTAGACATCGACAAGCATTATTGCCTAGTTACATTAGCAAACAATGATGAAGCGCTCTCCATTACTAAAGAGAGTTTAATTAAACTACTTTCCCTTATTGGATGCGAGTAAACAATGCCACCTGAACACTTCATAAAACTAACCGAACAAGCGTTCGGTGAAATTATCATTAACACATCTGCCATTACGTTTATTGCCATTGACGAGTACAAAATCTGTGTACGTAACACCGACATTCACGGAAACGGCATGCTCAATCTGACAAAAGACAGCATGACTAAGCTGCTTCACTGTATTGATTACGACTAAGAAAGGAACCCACCACAATGCCCGAAGCGGACATTCTCGCAAACGCACTCTCGAGTCAGTGGAATTATACCACAAAACCATATGAACCAAAGTTTATCGAGCTGTTCATCGACAGTGACCGTACATACATCATCAACATCGATACAATAATGCGTGTTGACAAGCAACACAATAGAGTGTGTATGCGTGATGGCTATCAATTTAGTATCACCAAACCTAGCATGCACAAAATACTCGAGGTACTAAACTATGCCTAACACCTACAACATGCGCCACACACATCATAAGCGCGATTCCTGGATTAAACGCTTGCTCTCCATGACCAGGCACGGTTGGCTGAGCGCTTGGGCGCGTAAGCGCCCATAAGCGATTCGAGTGCCGAGT